GCTTTCGGGGGCAAGGGCTACTTCCTCCACATCTACGGACCAAACAACATCAAGAGAGACACATCACCATGAGCGACACACCCAAGACGGACGCGCTGGTCATCAACATACTAGGCGTCGAGGTGGGATACACAGACCTGATCAAGCTCTGCAGGGACATGGAGCGTCAGCTGAGCGCGAAGCGTTCGGCGAAGCTGGGACGCCCGAGGATCCCGCTGGACATCCAGAAGCAGATCTCTGAGTCGCCGCATACGATCAGTTCAGCCCACCTGGCCAAGGCGTTCCGAGTCTCCAGCAGCACCGTATCCAGATACAGGAAAGTTGTTAAATGAGCTATCGTATTGGTTCACTGAAACCGTCTGTTTTAGCGGTGGCTGAAATGGGGGAAAGGAATGAACGATGAGCGATCATATCGGTGAGTCTAACGCAATGACATGCCCTCACTGCGGCCTGCCATTTGTCCGCGAGCAGAACTGCATCCGATCGTTTGGATGCGGATCGTCGTTTGCGGAGGCGTTCCGACCTCAGTGGGCGCGCTCGATGACGTGTCTGGAGATCGAGAACGGGCAGCTTCGAGAGATGTTCCAGAAGGCGAACCTGCATGCGTTGGATCTGGCCGACCGCATCAAGCGGCTGGAGGAGGCTGGAGGTCAACTGATGATGTGGATTGGAGAGGATATCTCTGACAGCAATCGACAGTTGCTTGAGGACCACTGGAACAAAGCCAAGGAGGACAAGCCGTGAAATACCGCAAGAAGCCAGTTGTCATCGAAGCAACGCAATGGTTAAAGAATGGCGACCACCCGAATGACTACAGCAAAACCCGTGACGGGCTTAAGAACGGAGAGCTGCACCAGTTCACGCCCGAGGAGCGCAAGTTTTACAGATGGGAAGGCGATATCGTGCGCTACTACCGGGAACCGGGCGTGGACGGCACCACCGAGTGCAGACACTGCTCCGACCTCATGCACAATCACGGCTGGATCGACACGCTAGAAGGTGGTCATATCGTATGTCCCGGCGACTACATTATCACTGGCGTGAAGGGAGAACACTACCCGTGTAAGCCTGACATATTCGCAGCAACTTATGAACCAGTGGAGGAGGCGAAATGAACGATCATATTCCTGACCCCACGAAAATGATCAACGACACCCCGAGAACGGATGAAGCGCAGTTTGGAACTGGACGGGTCAGTGTCAACTTCGCTTGCCAGTTAGAACGCGAACTCAACGCAGCCAATGACCGCATCAAGCGGCTGGAGGAGGCGGGGGATGTGATGGCTCAAGAACTTGTCCGTAGAGAACTGAGAAAGGAAATAGACGAAAGGACCGCAGCCAAGGAGGCCAAGCCATGATCTACTGCATGGCTGGAATCGTACTGCTCACGGTCTACAGCGCGGTACTTACTTTCTACATCATCCTCACAATTGAAAAGCACAACATACTGTGCGGAGCTGTTAGAGACCTAAATGACAAACTGTCGAGGTTTGAACGCAGTGATGAGTGGGGTCGCCTTCAAAAGCCGTTATCCGATCACTACACACTAGGCACTGACATCGCAGCGAACAAGGAGATCAAGCCATGAGTGACGAGACGCCAAGCCAAGTGGATCTAGTCGGCCAGTTGTACGACGAGAACCAGAAGTTAAACGAATACGTCGCCCAGCTTGAGAAGCGTCTGAAAGCCCTTTGGGACAAGTACTACTCGGATGCAAACTACTACGAAAAACGCATGTGCGCGTTAATAGAAGCCGGAAACTCAATGTATGAATTTATCAATCCTCCAACACCCTGCATGAGAACAACCAGAATGGACAACCTGTTGCAGGGATGGGATGACGCGAAGATCGGAAAGGAGGCCAAGCCATGATCCACACGCCGAGAACCGATACGGTGCTGGTTGCGTGGGACCTGACTCCTGAGCCAAAGGTTCTCATTGAGCATGCACGTGAACTCGAGCGCGAACTCAACGCAGCGAATTCCATCATCCGCCAGCAACAGTTACTCGATGAGGAAAACCTCGGGCTGAGGCAACGCATCAAGCGGCTGGAAATCCACATTGATCGTCTTGCTTTGGAAAGGTGGAACTTAGCCAAGGAGTCAAAGCCATGAAGTACAAGCTCCAGATGCTCCCTAATTGCGGTCCAAGAGATGGCTTCTACATCGTCAAGCCGGACAAGAAGATGATCTTGGATGTGAATCCAGTGACCATTGTGAAGGAACTCAACAAGCTGCTGCGTGACATCAAGAGCCTTGAGGTCGTGCGCGATAGGTTGCTGGAGAACGCGCTGATCGCAGCCAAGGAGGCCAAGCAATGAAGTACACGATAGAGAAGTACCCGAACTGTCCTCCGAGGCATGGGTTCTCGATCTTCAGTCCAGACTACCGTACGAGGCTCAGGGACATTGCTCCGATAGGAATAGTCCGAGAACTTAACAAGCTGCTGCGCCGGATTGAGAAGCTGGAGAAGGAGTCCGGTAACAAAAACAGGTAAGTATTTGTTACACCAAATGAAACTCAGACCCATATCGTGGTGCGTCTCACCGGAAGGAGAACCCACATTCAGCGAAGCGGCTTACACAGTAACAATCAAAGACGAGGGCGGCGGCGAGTACATCGAGATTGAGGATCACTCAGGAAAGATCGGATTTAACCCCGAGGAATGGCCTCATCTCAGGGACGCCATCGAGATCGCCATCAAGCAGACCATAAACCTAGAATGAACGATACACAGCCCCAGTGTAGCGAGCAGCGCAGTGAAACACCAAGAACCGACTCCAAGGCGGTCTTCTTCGGATTCAACCCAGACGATGGTGAGGAGTTCGTTACAGCCAAGTTCTCCAGAACGCTGGAACAGGAGATCACCACCGCCGGACAGCACATCCAATCCCTAAGGGACCAGCTCCAGAAGTCCCAGATCACCAACAGGGTCCTGCTCACGCTCTGTGAGGAGGCCCAGACGCTGGTGCTGAAGAGTCCGAACGAGGCCTTGATCCGCCGATGGTTCGCGGACCTCAGAGCGGCCCAGAAGGAGATCAACGCCTAGCCGGAGCACTACTTTGGATCGACAAGCCAGCCCCAAGAGGCTGACCTGTAGGACACCATGAACGAATCACATCAGCGCAACTCCCCAAGAACCGCAGACACCGTCTCCAGAATCGCTGGGGAGCTGTTGCCAGGAGAGAAGATCAACCGACCGGAGGAGCTGGTGGTGCTCTGCAGATCCCTGGAACGCGAACTGGGCGAGCTCAAGGAGGAAGCGGTCAAGCGCCATGAGTTCGAGGAACTCTCCAAGAGCCTGCAATGGGAACTGGATCAGTCCAGAAACCGCATCAACACCCTGGAGCTCTACATCAAACGCCTCGAGGACAACGAGGACAACCTGCTCAGGGAGCTCTTCTCCCAGAGTGAGAACATCAGGGCCATCCGCTCCACCAGACCATGACGGTCTGCGACCACACCATCACCAGAGTCTTCCTCTTCCAAGGAGCCAGAGGAACGGAATGGTGTCCGGTCTGCGGAGCCATCCGAGTGATCCGCTTCACCAACCCAGAAGCCGGAAGCACCAAGCTGGCTCTGGAATGGGAGATCCCGCAGGTCTCCAACCTCACCTTCTCCGATGACATCGAGGGAAAGGAGGTGGACACATGAAAAAGAAGAAGAAGGGTTCCAAGAAGCAAGCGCCAAGGCCCCTGGGAGACTCCTGGGGGCCTTTTCATTCCCTGACCCTCCTGTACCCCTGCTTCCACATCAAAGAGGCCAGAAACGCCGCACAGGCCTCAACCTTCTCCTCCTCCCATTCCGGCTCCATCAGATGCAGCAGCTCATGTATCAGAGTGTCCAGCCTTTCCTCCTCGGTCTGCCTGGGATCTATCTCCACCACGTTGTCCCCATGCCAAGCCAAGCCATAGGCGTTCTCCCGCCCCAGCTTCTTCTCCACCACCTTGACCTTCCTTGGCAGCACAGCCAGACCCTCCCATCCCAGCCACCCCCTTCAACACTGAGTCACAACCGCCATACACCCCTACCATTCCTACTATTCTACTATTCTGTGTGACAGGACTAAGGCTTGACAGAGGTATCCAGAATCCCCTTATGTATCCCCCAGCTGCTCCTGCTGAATAAGTGAGTGGCCTGTGGTTAGCAATGAGTCTGCCCTAGCAGACTCAGGAGGTGCCCCCTAGCCCAATAAGCTGTGTCGTGAGCGGTGATAGGTGAATCCCCTAACCGTCCACCCGAATCTGGGAATGATGGTGGTGAGGATGGTAAGAGGGAGCCCTACCCCCCCTATGGAATCTCCAGAGAGTTGATGGGGTGGGTCAACCTGTGGAAATCCAAGAGAGTTGAGAAGGGGGGTACCCTATATCCCATACGATATTTTTGTCGAACCCCGCTCTACCCCTCCCCTATGTCTGAACCAGTCCGAAAGCGAGCCTGCCATACAGGCTGAACCGGCCAAGCCTGAGGGAATCCATTGTGTTACCCTCCGGCACCTAGGAACGGAACCGTATCCGCTGCCAAGTCGACTGTAGAGTGTCGGGGATTGATACTCCGGCGGTTCTTTAAGGCAGGCAGCACTGGCGAAAAACGCAGACCCTAGCGTCTCTTGTTTTGTAGCGTTGAGCAGTTCCAAACCGGAGGACATCGACTCGGGCTCCGGTCCCAAAGTATGGGGGGCACTGTGGCGGACTTGGTTGTCCGGCGCGACGAGAGGCAGGGCGGTAAGGCGGTTCACGGCCAGTGCGGAGGCACCCCAGCGGCTAAATGCTGGAACGTCAGGTAAAGACTCCTGACGGGTTTTGCGCGACGATACCCATTCCTTTTGGGGAGCGTGACATATCGCGGGCTGGGCTACGGCTTGGCCTCCGATTGCGGCAAGGGACAGGCGGTTAAGGATTCGATCCCCCTTGCAAGAGCAGCACGTGGCGGGGCGCACTGGAAAAGGAAGGAATCAAAGTCCTTGGGGTTTCCGTATCCCCCGAAAGCATCCTTGCCGCACCACAACTCTACCTTGGTGCGGTTGACCAAAAGCGGCGTGGCAGACCGTACGATAAGCGGTTTTTCAACACGACACCAGCGAACAAGACCAAGGCGCTTTACAGCGTCGGCATTGCCAAGTCTCGCCTAGGCCAAGTCTAGGCTCGTTCGCTTGTGTTGTGACCTCAGGACATCCGATGGGTGTCCTGAATCACACAACACAAAACAAACACACACAAGCACTATGGAACTCGTTACCGTCAACAGCCGTCAGGTCGGATTCACCGTCAACAAGTCTGGGCAGGGAATCGTCATTCTCTCCCAAAAGCAGCTTGGGCAGAAATTGGGCCTAAAGGGTTCGGCTCTCAAGAGGGCTCACGTTGAGTACAGGCTGGCGGCCGGCCGCGTGCTCAACGCACGCCTTGGCGCAAGTCTCGGGGCGGGAAAGGAGCTTGTTCACGCAAGCATCCCGACGAAAAAGGGGTGGATTCACAAGACCACCCTCGTCGAGAATATCACCGCACCCGCTCCATCCTTGTCCGCCAAGGACAAGGAGATTGCCCGTCTGCAGGCGGAGCTCGAGCAGCTCCGCAAGGTGCAGGCGGTGATGGCACTGCCTGTGGTCGGATGATCCAACAAGAGCCCCGCGAGTCGGGGCTTCCTTGTCTCCCTGTAATGCTCAGGGACTGATGAAGGCCCAGCAAGGCCGAAACAAGGAACACTAGTAATGACAGACACAGTCGTGGTGGAGGTGACGTCGGTGATGAAGCCGACCAGAGCCTCCTTCGCGGAGGCGTTCGGCACCCGATTCGGTCGGGTGGCCAAGATGGTGTCGGTTCCGGTCGGGACCGATGTCATCGCGGGCGCACCTTCTCGTCGGGAATGGTGCGTGCCCAGCGAGTGGGAGACCACCGTCTGGGCGGTGGTAATCTGGCCGAAGCGGTCGGCCGCAGCGCGCCGCAAGGCGCAAGGGGGTGTCCGATGAACACGCCCCAGTGGAAATACCATACCGACAAGGTGTGGCGTCCCATCGCCCAGTACATTCGGGCGATTCGGTGCTCCATTCGGGGCAACCCTTCCGCCAAGGGCCAGTGGCGGGTGGCGAGGCACTTCCTCCGCAACGACTGGGGGATCTGATTCTCACTCCAGCCCCATCGGAGACGGTGGGGCTTGGGAGACAATCAAGTCTCGTTCAACACCACACACATGAGAACTGCAACCACCAAGGCCGTCAGCGTACCCACCGAGTCCTCCTATGAGGGGCACCCCACTCTGGTGCTTCCGAATCCCGATGATCCCACCAAGCCAGGGATCTGCTTCGGAGCGAGGAAGCTCCGAGCGGTTCTGGCCCACCTCGCCGAGGTGAAGGCCTTCGTCGCCAAGGCTCAGGCCGCTCCCAAGGTCCCCAATGGGGACGTCAATGCGGTGATCGCATCCCTTCGGTCCTCCGGCAAGTCCGCCGAGGAGATTCTGGCCACCCTGCTCTCGAAGTGATCTTCGCTCCGACTCCATCCCTGAAAGGGGGTGGTGTCTGGGAGGCGATCATGTCTCACAAAACACACACCAGTATGAACTACGCAGCACTTCTGTCGGTGCTTATCAGCATCGAATCCAATGGGAATGACCATGCCATCGGAGATGGCGGAGCGGCCCGTGGGCCGTTGCAGATCCACAAGGCCGTGGTGTCCGATGTGAATCGGATCAGCGGGAAACGGTTCCAGTGGGTCCGAATGACCAATCGGGCCGAGGCGCGTCAGGTGGCGGAGATCTACCTGAAGCACTACGCCACACCTCAGCGCCTTGGGCGGGCCGTCACGCCTCAGGACGCCGCTCGAATCTGGAATGGCGGGCCGATGGGCTACAAGTCCAAGGCGACCCTGCCCTACCTGAAGAAGTTCAACTCCCGTTTCCAATGAACCCAAAACTCGCCGACCTGATCGGTACCCTCATCACCATCCTCATCGGAGCCATCCTATTCTGGCTGGCTTGGGTGATCTTCTGAAACAAACCACAACACAACCACAAGTAGCATGAGAAAAGTCACCAGAGAAGTCTGCATCGCCTTCCTAGAAGGCCGCCCCAAGCGGGTGGACAACACCGACACCGATGGGGTAACCCTTCGGCTTCACCGCAACGCCATCGCACAGTGGCGCATGGACGGGCTTTGGATCACCACCGCAGGGTGGGACACCGTAACCACAAGGGATCGCCTCAAAGGGCTGCTGCTGCGCTGCCAACTGCACACACTGGGTCGGTGCGTCACGCCTACCGTCTGGAGGCATCGGGGCCAGCTCATGCTGGGCCACCAGCCTTGGGATGGAAGCTGGACCAGAGTGGATGTTCAGGTGGAACGGAGCCTGAAGCACCTCGCCCTGATCGCGAGCCAGCAGAAGGAGGCCGCATGAGAGCCTTCTCACACTGGCTGCCATTCTCGAAGTGCGAGCTTCTGGAGCTTCTGGAAGCTGCCCGCCTAGCCCTCAAGGACGACAAGACCGCCGAGGAGCTGGACCTAAGCGACGAATACCTCAAGGAGCTGGCTGATCGGCTCCACGAATACCTGAGAGAGCCATGAGCAAACCAATACATCGACGAGCCATGAAGAAAATCAAACCACTGTCCAAACGGACACTAGCAGAAGGCAAGAGGATCTATCTGGACCAACAGCTTGCCACATGGAAGGCGACAGGCGTCCACCCTTCCGTTCAGCACGCCAAGGAACTGTTCCCAGACTTGGGCGCAATGATCCTTTATGAGAAGGGGCGGACCCCAAAGCACCGGACAGTTCAAGGTGGCAGGTGTTGGCGTTACACGTTGCTGCCTGACGGGAAATGGGCGTGCTATGAGCAAGCCCACCATCGCCAGCCGCGCAATGGCAGGCGTCCTGTGCTTGTTGGATGGAGCAAGATCACAAACAAACCGCTGTTCCTCTGGAATCTATGAGCCACTGGAACCCAGCAAAGTTGAAGCAGAAGAACACCGAGCTTGCCCTATGGAAGCTCGGATGCGAGCACCCCGCCATCGAGCGGGCCAAGGCGTTGTTTCCGGACGTTGCGACAATCATGTTGTATGAACGTGGCCGGACGCCCAAGCGCAGGACCATCGAGTCCGGTCGCCGATGGCGATACCAGAAACTCACCACTGGAGAGTGGGTTAAGGTCGAGCAGAAGCACTATCGGCAACCGCTGAACGGCAAGCGTCCGGTTCTGGTGGGCTGGCTGGAAGGGGCCAACAAGATCACCTCGATGGCCACTTTCATCTGGAACTTGTGACATACTAGGTGTAATACACCTTCAGTCCCATGACATCCACACTGACATTCAACCTGCCAGACGATGCCGCCGAGCACCATGCGGCGATCAACGGCATGGCCTACCGCCTCGCGCTGTCCGAGATTCGTGAACAGATCCGGCAGAAGCTGAAGTACGGGCACCACTTCCAGTCCCCTGAACTGGCACTTGAGTGGGCGCACAAGATGGTCATCGACGTCTGCCAAGACGCCCTGAACCCAGACGAGGTTCCCTGAATCACCGGCCGAGGGTGTCCTCGGCTGTTCATGCCTGTCTCCGACGAGTGTCGGCGGCAGGTTTGAGCAACAACACATCACACTAGGTGTAAAACACCCATCAGTACATGAAGTCCTCCGAAATCATCAAGCGCATTGCAACCCTCATGCGTCACCGCAAGCCCTTCCTCCTTACGGGGTCGCCTGGGCTTGGCAAGACCGACTGCATCGTCGAGGCCGCCAAGCAGGCTGGTCTGCGGTGCATCATCAGCCATCCTGTCGTGTCCGACCCGACCGACTACAAGGGCATGCCTGCCATCGTCGATGGCAACGCCCACTTCCTGCCATTCGGCGACCTCAACCAACTCATCGAGGCGGACAAGCCCACGCTCTTCTTCCTCGACGACATCGGACAGGCTCCGACTTCGGTGCAGGCCGCGCTCATGCAGCTGATCCTCTGCCGCAAGGTCAACGGCCACGCCATCAGCGAGCACGTCACCTTCGCTGCTGCCACCAACCGACGCAGCGACAAGGCGGGTGTCGGAACGTTCATCACGCCACTGCTCGATCGCTTCGACCAGATCTACGAGCTTGAGTTCGACTCCAACGACTGGGTTGGCTGGGCACTGCAGAATGGTCAGCCCGAACCTCTCATCGGCTTCGCTCGCTGGCGTCCCTCGCTCATCAGCGACTTCAAGCAGCCCAAGGACGACCTGTCCAAGTGCCCCACGCCTCGGTCGGTTGCCAAGCTGGGCGACCTCATCAACATCGGACTCGACGACTTCGACACCTACAAGTCGGCGTGCGGCGAGGGGTTCGCCACCGAGTTCGCAGCCTTCCGCAAGACCCGCGACCACATGCCGGACATTGACGGCGTGCTCAAGGATCCGGACGGCAGCGACCTTCCCACCCGTCCCGATGTTCTCTACGCCACCGCTGCAGCGCTGGCCTTCCGAGTCACCGCAGGCAACTTCGGTAACGTCCTGAAGTACTCCGAGCGGATGTCCCCTGAGTTTCGGGTGATGCTGGTCCGCGACTGCATCGCCAAGTCCAAGGCGCTGGAATCCTCTCCGGCCCTCACCAAGTGGCTCATCAACAACCAATCAGTAATCCTGTGAAGAAGCATCCAATCATCGACAAGGCGTACGTCGCACTCGTCTGCGACCATCCATTCTGGTCCACGCTACTGCTCAACCTCGAGAAGGTTGTCGACACGTCAGCGACTATGTGGACCGATGGCAAGCGGCTCGGGTACAACCCTGAGTTCTGCGAGAAGATCGGCAAGGAACAGACCATCGGCGTGCTCGCTCACGAGGCCGCTCATGTCTTCCTCAAGCATATGCTTCGGCGCAAGGATCGTGATCCGGTCCTGTGGAACATCGCCTGCGACCACGTTGTCAACGCACTGGTCCTCGACAGCGGACTCAAGCTGCCGGACGGAGCGTTGCCGCCAATTCGTGGCAAGACCGCTGAGGAAGTCTACGATGGCCTGCTCCAGAAGCAGAAACAGCAACAGCAGCAGCAACCACAAGGCCAAGGCCAAGGCGAAGGCGGAGGCCAAAGAGTGCCTCGTCAAAGCCAGCAGCAGGGGCAGGAGCAAGGTGAGCAGGAAATCCAAGGCGATCCTCCCAAGAGCGATCAGAAGGGCCAAGGCTGGGGCGATGTGCGTGATCAGAAGAGTGAGAACGGTGGCGACCTGTCCGATGCCGAGAAGGCTCAGGCAGAGCGCGACGTTGACATCATCACCAAGCAGGCCGACACCGCTGCAAAGCGTGCAGGCAAGCTGCCAGCGGGAATGGACAGGCTCATCGAGCAGGTGCTCGAGCCCAAGGTGGACTGGCGTGATGTGCTGCAGCGGTTCATCGGCGAGCGTGCTCGATCCGACTACTCGTGGCAGCGACCCAACCCACGCTACTTCAATCGTGGCATCGTGCTGCCAAGTCTCGACAGCTATGGCATCGGCAAGGTGGTGCTGGCTGGTGACACGTCTGGTTCCATGACCAGCGTCCTTCCGCGTGTCTTCTCCGAGATCATCTCCGCACTGGATGTGTATGAGGAGCAGCACACCCAAGGCATCACCGTCATGTGGTGCGACACCAAGCTGACCGAGCAGGTGGTCAGCGACATCAGCGACCTCAAGCCTGTCGGCGGTGGTGGAACCGACTTCGCTCCTGTATTCCGAGCGGTCAACGCACGACACAACGATGCCAAGGCGGTCGTCTACATCACCGATGGCGAGTGCAGCTCGTTCGGTGAAGAGCCATCCTGCCCAGTCCTCTGGGTTCTCACCGAGCGGAACAGCTACTTCAAGCCACCCTTCGGCGAAGTCCTCGTGATCAACGAGTGACCACACACACGATCCATCAGTGCGATGCGCTGGTGGGTCGCAGTGTGGCCATGCGCCACTGTTCAACAACAACACCAAACACACACAAGCAACATGCAACACGAGAAGTATCTGCTGGTATCGTTCCGCACCTCCAAGTGGTCGGCCCGTAAGTTCGACGCCAAGGCCACCGAGGAGGTCGCCGCCAACCACAACGCGACCGGAGACATCGGTCGGTTCAACAAGCTGCTGCTCAACAAGAGCGACATCAACCCAGTCAACGCCGCATTCGCTGCCGCACGTCGCCAGCATGACGGGCTGACCCTTCCTTGGGACGATGACGGTGATCGCCTGCTCCCTTCCTGCAGGCTGATGGACTACCGCACCAAGATGCAGCCGCATCTCACAGAGGTGGACAATCGCGTGGCCGATCTGCTCAGCCGCTATCAAGACCTCATCGACGCCCGCCGCGTGGAACTCAACGGCCTGTTCGATCCGGCAGACTACCCCAGCGAGCAGCAGATCCGCGAGAAGTTCGCACACAAGATCGAGATCAAGCCGGTGCCTGCCAGCGAGGCGATCCGATTCGGCGACCCCAACATCGAGCGTGACCTGCGTGAGCAGTACGAGGAGATGCTCAAGGAGCGCGTCGATGATGCGCAGAAGGAGGTGTGGTACCGCCTGATCGAGCCGATCAAGCGCATGGTGGACATCCTCACCCGTGACGGCCGCGTCTACGAGTCAACCCACAAGGCCATCCTCGACATCGCTCGACTGGTTCCGCAGTACAACATCAATGGAGATCCTAAGCTGGACAAGGCTGCCAGCGACATCTACGCGCTGATGTCCAAGGTCAACGTCGACATCCTCCGCGACAGCGAGGCGATCCGAACCATCACAGCCGAGGCTGCTGGAGACATCCTATCTCGGATGGACTCCAAGTATGCCGGAGCATTCTAATGATCCTGCATGACACCAGAGCTGAACCACCAACTCACCATCACCATCTACACCATACTGGCGATCATCGCCTGCATCATATGGATACTCAACAACCACAGACCAAGATAGACTGGGAGCGATTCCACATCACCAAGATCGCGAGGTTCAATGGCTGCAAGGCCGCCTCTCCATCTGGCGTGGCCCGCTTCATCAACAAGCGCAGGAACGCAATGGTCCTGGCTCGGATGCTCAATCGCCCATCGGCGCACAAGCTGACGCCGCTTCCAGAGGAAAGCAGGTTGAGCATGCTAAGCGAATCGGCGCGGATGATATTTATTTCACGCGACCGACGATACGTCTCGCACGCGCTCTTCGACTCACGACTGGAGTCCGCAGCGAAGAAGGACTACCTGATCCGCAATCCAAGGAAGCGGGTGGTCCATAACGTCGAATGCACGATAGATCGCCACAGACACCTTACTTGCGGAACCACCAGAGAGCTGAATGGGAAGTGGGCGAAGGATGTAAACTGGGTCTGCTACCACAGCAGGGTCGACATCTTCAATTCTGGTCGCGCCATCCACATCGAATGCACCGGCAGAGGAAAGCTGCCCAAGCGGTTGGCGCTGAAGCGTGCAGGCTTCGTGTTCAAGAAGCCGCACTCAGCGACAGGTGGATACAGGCTCTCGTTCGTCGAGCTGCACAAGGTCGATGCCCATCCCAAGGACGGCCTGATAGCAAGACTTCAAGCCGACCACCTGTGGGATGACGACGCCCAGAAGAACATCGACCGGCTCTGCGCTGAGGCGATCGGAGGTGCGGCATGAGAACAGCGGACAAGGACGTAGAGGACTACGCATACAACACAGCGTGCATTGCGCTCATGCTGGCAGGTAGGCTCAACAAGGAGCAAACATATGTCGGCATTGAATGGATCGGGTATGCCGCACTGGGTATGGCCGATGCCGAACGCATCTCCAGCGAAGGTCTTGGCCTGCTGAAGGTGGACTACGACAAGGTTCTGGATGAGGTGGTGGAGCTGATCAGGAAGTCAGCGCTTCAGCCGATCTCATCGTGGGACCTGAGAAGGAAGACCTACGACATAACCATCGTCGCAGCGTGCAGGAAGAAGATCACAACCAACACACAGCCATGAAGACATACACAGAAGACTACATTCACGACGCGTGTTTCAACGCAGCGCAGCTTGCGTCACGAGTGGTAGAAAGAGCTGGATCCGTACAAGCTTCCGAGGCGATCGCAAGGGCGGCCTTGGGAATGGCAGATGCCGAGTACACAGACGGATTCAAATGGGGAGAGCGAGCATCATTCGACGACGTTGCTGACAGCGTTGCGGAACAGGTCGCGAACCATTTGAGACAACATGAGTCCATCTTTGGCCTAAGGATGAACGCTTACAACACAACCATGGCAGCAGCCGCATTCGGCGTGCTCCACAAGGATTGACTTGCAGTACCAATGGTGTAAAACACCTCACACACAACCAATAGAACTATGCTATCACCGAAGACACAGCAGGAGGTCAGCGAATGCGTGCGGGAGAAGATGGCCAGCAACTTCGCAGACATGAAGATCCGCATCGAGCCGATGCGCGAGGCGCTCAGGAAGTTCGAGCAGGCGGTCAACGATCGCTCACTGGACGGCATGCACCACAGCCTGGCCGATCTCTCCAACACATCACTCAACTGCAGGGCTAGGCTCCAGTACATGCGTGGCATCTGGGCCGTCCTCAGGAACGTTCGGGACAAGGACCCTATCGATGAATGAAGGAGCTTCTCATGCGGCTGTGGGACATCGCGCTGATCTTGTTAGAGATCGCAATCACGATGCTCATGCTCAGCCTCTTATCGATCTTCCAGTGAACCCGATCGCAGGCAGATTCAAACCTGCATCCATCCCGTTCAACTCGGATCAGCTCGAGTCGCTGCTTCCGAAGTACTACGAGATGGACTTCGTCGGACTCACCTACAACACCATCTCATTCAACAAGGAGGCGCTCAACCAGTTCCTCAAGTGGATGCGGAAGGGTGGATACGAGTCGGTCACAGTCGAGATGCTGCATGAGTACATCAAGTTCATGCAGGACCGGCATACCACGATGATGGCAACCAACAGGTGGGGTCGCGTGAAGCGGTTCTTCCTGTGGATGGAGCGGCTTGGCTACATCGAGCGCAGTCCACATCACGTGGTCAGGAACAGGGTGACTGAGAACATCTCAAGTCACGTGCGACCGATGACTCTGGAGGAATACCTGAAGCTCAAGCAGGTCTCCGAAGGTCACTGGCTCAACTGGATCTACACGCTGGCTTGGAACAGCGGGATGGCCCTTGTCGACTGCTGCGCTCTGCGCTGGGGCGACATCAATATGGACCAGTGCTACATCAGCGTTCGCCGTAAGAAGAGCAAGGCCGCTGCGGTCATTCCATTCTCGCCATCAGACGAGCTTGGCAAGGCGATCGAGGCGATGGCTCAGGTGAAGCACGATCCGGATGACTTCGTGTGCCCAGAGGCTGGCGGCAGACTGAGGGATGACACCAGAACCGGACTGATCAGGAGGCTGTCGCTGCACATGTTCCGCAAGGCGGGCCTGTCCAAGGGCGTGTCGATCCACTCGATGCGCCGCTCATTCATCACGATGTTGGCCAACTCCAACATGAACACAGTGATGGCATCGAAGATCAGCGGACACACCAGCCCGAAGATACTGGCGAGGTACGTGTTCCCAGACCCGAACGTCCTGAGGAAGGGCGTTGCTGAGGCCAAGGAGAAGTTCGGAATGGACAACTTCGCATACGTGGAGCCGTCCAATGTCCGAGTGAAGGGAAGATCCATATCGTGGAAGCCCAACAGCCACTACATCGTGAAGAGTGGCAAGGGATTGAAGCTTCCAGATGGAACACCCATCACATTTGTTTTCACCTCCGCAGTAGCGGAAGGTAGAAAGGCGGTCGTCACACCCTGTGACATCGAGATGAACCCTGTGGGAAACCTGCAGATCATCGCCGACATCACTGATGTGCGACCGTTCGTATAAACCAAGAACTAACAAACCAAGAACTAACAATGGCATCGTTCAATCAAGTCACGCTGGTCGGCAATATGGTTCGTGATCCCGAGATCCGTTCGCTCCAGAACGGAACCCAGATCGCGAAGTTCACGATCGGCGTAACCCGCAAGTGGCAGACAGAGAATGGGGAGAAGAAGGAGGAGGCAACGTTCATCGACATCGACACCTTTGGTAAGGTGGCAGCTGTCGTTGAGAAGTACCTCCGCAAGGGTGATCCGGTCCTCGTCGAGGGTCGCCTCAAGATGGAGCAGTGGGAGAAGGATGGGCAGAAGCGCAGCAAGCTCATCGTTGTCGCCAACAGCCTGCAGTTGCTGGGCAAGCCTGTGGACACTGGCGCTCGTCAGCCCATCCAAGGCAGCAGCCCAGCCGCAGCTCCGGCCCCGCAGCCGGTGGCTCAGGATGATGTTCCGTTCTGAACGGAATTGACACGCACCATGCTCGGTGTTAAACACCTCACGACCAATCGGGAGATTGGGAAGTGAACGCAGTGGTGAGTCTCGTCCGACCGTTTCGGACGGGTGACAGTCGGGAATAGACCGACACCTCTTTCCTCTTGAAGGACTTCATCGGAGAAACGCTCGCAGCATTCCCACCGAATCTGATCCGAGTTCTGGCACGAACCGGAAGGGGAGCCGCAGCGAGGAACATGACCCACGACGAGGTGGCTCAGCGTTCAGGCCTCAAGAGATCCAAGATACGCCAGTTGTCCGCGCTTCAGTCATGGGACACGGTCGCCATAGCTGATGCGGACGCCTTCCTGAAGGGCTGCAACGTGACGCTCAGATCCCTATGGAAGCAGCGGGCATTCCTAAGACGGAGCCTCGACCCAAGGGTGACATCAACCCCGCTGGCCTACGCCGTGCGCGGGAAGCGGGTCCCAAGGCCGCCATCTGCAGAGGCTTTGGTGCGCGCAGCCTTGAGCCGCTCCGTCCGGCGCGCGTAAGCTTCAGCTTCTTGGGGCGCAGCTGCTTGATCTTGGTCTTGATCATGCGGAGCGCCTTCGGGCCTCGAGTCAAAGCCCTGATGCGGCGCATAGCGGCAGGCATTCCACCAGCCCGCTCGGACTTGGGCTTGATCCCATCGACCAGCTTCTTAATCGCAACGTCACCGCGATCAAAGACGGCTCGCTGCTCTGGGCTCATGCGCGAGCGCAGTCCAATCTTCTCGTCCGAAGACAGCATGCGACCGAACGCCTTCTGCTCTGGGAACTGAGACTTCAGCGACGCCTTCACCGCAGACCAAGGATCGCCAACTCCAGTGGCAGCCTTCACTTCAGCAGCCTTGTTCAGTAGCTGCTGAGCGCCAGCATTATCGCCTGCCGCACTGGCGGCGACCGCACGCCGTATCAGAGAGCTGAACTGGGTCGGCTCCATTCCGCCTCCGCCACCGCTGGTCTTTAGCTCTAGGCTTCCAGCATTCCTAGAAGCAACGCGAACCGCATCTGAAACCGCATCGCGAGCGGCAATAGAAGGGATTCGATTGAGCGCTGGGCTGACAACAGGAAGCGTTCCTCGCACCGCAGAGAGCACTGCTCCAGCGTAGTCTCCGGTGGCGGTTGCGTACTTGATGGATCTCGAAAGCGTCGAAATCGCACCAAGCTGCGGGCTGAGCTTCGTGAGGTCGGTGAGGTCGGCTCGGTTCTTCTGAGCACCAACCAGACCGGCAGCAATCTCTCCCCAGTAGGGAACCATTCCCGCAATCGCAACACCGCCAAGCTTGGCCATGTTCTTCGCGGACGGATCAGAGATGACATCCCTGAATGTGGTCTGCGAATACGGCCTTCCAGTAATGATGCCATAGGCAACACCCTTTGCCTCGTTCGCTGGGATTCCAGCCAGCATCAACAGCAGGAGAAGTGCAACGAGTGCCGCGAGTTGAATTCCACCAGCAATGACCTTGTCCTTGCGCTCTGTGCTGATCGAGGAAAGGCCCTCGAGGGTTCCAAGCCAGTTCGACATCCAGCCTGGGAATCCGATCAGGAACCGAATAGCTCGTCCGAATCCACCGCGAGTCTTGATTACATCTGCACGAGCAGAATCGACAGGAAGGTTGGAAGCTGCCAACGCACGCATCAAAACGTCTGCTTCAGCATTCTGATCAGCTATAAGCGGAACCGAGTAGATGTCCTGACCCGCTTTGCGAGCCGCTTCGACACGCTTGTGGTAGTCGGCCATCAGGAACTCAATGCTCCCAGCTGGAACCAGCATGTCCTTCAGGATGATCAGCTGCTCAGGCGTCCAGCCAGCGTTCTCGAAAGCTTCCTGAGGAGTGATGACATTGTCTGGGTTGGCCCAGTTGTCCCAGCCAGGATTACCTGACTTGGAACGAACCTGCATCATGCGCTCACCGGCCATGAACATCACAGCCAGATGCTTCTGCAGGGTCCTCGTGATCTCGGTGTTGGCGAGCTCGTCAGCCTTGGGCTGCATGCTCATCATAAACTCCCGCAGAGAGGCTACCGCTCGATTGGAGAACATCTTGTCGATCGCCCTAGCCGAAGGGGAGTCGACTTCTCCAGGCTGACGAACCACGTTGCCGTAGGTTCCCATCTCGGAGATCAGCTTGGCGCTTTCAAATGGGCTGACGGTTTCAGGTTCCCATCCACCAAGCTTGGCAATCTGAGCAACACGAGCGTATTCGTCGGAGACCCTGATGAACCTCTCGGCGAAGACACCGAACGCCCTTCGGTTCTTGCGCATGATTGCAGACAGGGTCGGGTTGGTTACGATCGCCCTCTCGACAAGACGCAGCACCGGCTTTGTCCCAGCAGTCAGGAGCGCGCTCGCCATCGCCCTAGGATATGACTTGAAAGACAGGCCTCGAGTCATCGACCTAGCCACAACATCTCCACCGGCTACGCCGAACAGATAGTTCGTGATCGGAACCATCGGCGTCGTGAGCAAGAGGATCTTCTGAGCAAGACCGGCTTGGCCCAGGAGTCCACTGTCGTCGTGGACATTGATGCCCTGAACCCGCTGGGTGAACGTGTCGCGAAGGGTCTGGACTAGGCTAAGCAGCGTCTCTGCCTTGGATCGATCGATGTAGAACTTGCCGCTCTTGATGTCTGCCTTCAGCGATTCCGGATCATTCTTCATCCGCTCGCCGATGTTGATGATGTACTGCTTCAGCGCGGACTCGACATCCATCATCTGACGAGCGATCTGAATCAGGGAAGGAATCTGGGCGGCAACCAGAAGTCCATTGATCTCTGCGTCCGTAGACAGCGTGTACGAATAGAACACCCCAGGTGCCACCATCTTGCCACGAGGCTTGGTGAACTGGTTCAGCCCATCAACAACGCTGACGATTGCAGTTTGGGATTTATCGTTTCCACCACTGATGGAACCATTCGAGCTCTCTTCGACGTATTTGCGAGCTTCCTGCTGGCTGACGAGCTTCTCTTGGTCGATCGCGATCGAGAACTTGCGCACCTCATCGAGCAGGCTGCGCTTAATATCGGACTCTATGTCGGACATCGACGCAGCTGCAGGGCTCATGTCGGCGATCTGACTGACAAGCTCGTCGGTCGTAGTCGGCAGCAAGGCTGGGTTCTTTCGCCAGCGGATCGCCAGCTGCTCGTAGATCTTAGCGTAGTTGCTGGTGTTCTCGAAGTCGCTGTTGGTCTCAGCAACGTACCGCCTCAGGACCTTGCTGAACGCAGTGGGATCATCGAAGATGGCCTCGATCGCCTTCAGCTGAGCGTCCTCATCCTTGATGCTGTTGACCGCGTCGAGGACCTTCTGAACGTAGAAACCTGGAGATCCAACGTGGTTCTCCCTGCGGAGTCTGCGAGGAGTTGTTGCGGCACCTGCGGCGAATGGCTTTCTGAATACATTCCCCTCCCTGATGAGGTTCGGGAAGTGCTTGATGATTCCTCCAACAAAATCACCGCTGGCTACACCGTAGACCTGATCCGCAAAGCGTGCCTGCAATTCGATGGACGCTAGGTCCTCCTTGGTCACGATGTGACCGAATGGAGTGGCCTCTCCAACCTTGATCATAGGATCCCTGTCGTTCTGACGGGAGTTGAGCAGCTCGTTAGCAACCTCCTCCTGCCACACCATAGGATCCATCCCAGGATGAGACTTGATGGCGCGATACTGAGCGACCTTCAGAGCCAGAGCTCCGAAGAACTTATTGGCTTTGACTGCGGATAGCTTCTTCTCGAGCGAGTCTTGGATGGCATTCAGCAGAGACAACCTCTTGCCCATAGGCCCAGGAATCATTCGAGCCAGAGCCATCCGGTTCACCAGAGCTTTGACTCCAGGGAATCTCCTACCAAAGACGAATGGGTTCAGCCATCCAGCGGTAAGCGCGGGAGATGCGGTCTGAGCACCGTAGTTCCGCAGCCTATCGCTGAGCTGCTTGAGAGACTCAAGCTCCACTGGATCAACAGCAACAGTTCCTGAGGCCAGCTGCTGAAGGCGCGCCTGCACTGCGGACACAAGCTTGTAGAAGTCTATGCCAGCCTTTGTGTCGGCAGCGACATCGAGCTGAGGATTGAAGAAGTACTCCTGACCATCGATCACCCATCGCTCACCACGTCCACGCGGATCAACTGTTCCAAGGATCTCTGGGTTGGAGTAGCCAAGGTTCTTGGTAGCGGTCGCGTACGAATCCTTGAACTCGGGAGATGCAACGACGCTCTCGAGCAGAGCGATCTGCTCAAGCGTAGCTGCGAACTCGTTGTCGATCCGTTCGATCTCAAGGTTCAAGGCCTTGAGGCGCTCCAGCTCAGCCTCCTTTGTGGACCTCTCCCTGTAGTATCGCTTCGCGAAATCCTCTATCGACACCTTCTTTGACTTCGCAGCAGGAGAAGTAGAGGCCAGCGCGAAGTAGTCCTCGAAGGCTTTCCTGTCTGCCGCAGCAAGATCGAGATTGGCCTTGTAGTCCTTGATCGTCTTGAGCGAAGAGGCGAGGCCGCGATAGGACTCAAGAACGGAACGCTTACCAGAAGCCGGAGGCGTCAGAAGCTTTGCGATCGTCTCTGGAAGGACCTTGCCAACGAGCACGTTGTTATCGACGACGTACTTGAGGATCGCGTCGTTGTTTCCGGCCGCCTTGGATGCAGCGATGACCGAATCAGGAACCGCATCGGAGATGATGTCTATCGCCTTTGAGACATCCGCATTCTGCTTCTTTATGTAGAGGGCCGCGTTGGTTGCGTTGACCTTGGCCTGCTCCAGCGCCGCATCGACTCCAGAGAATGTCCGCAGCTCGTCTCGAATGTACTTGGAGTAGTCCTTAAGCAATGCGCGCTGTGCGGTTTCAGCAACCTGAGCAGCAGACTTCGCAGCCATTGCCTCAGCAAGCATTGAGATAAGGCGAGGCGATGTCATCTGCTCTCGCAGTGCCTCGAGCTTGGCATTTTTCTTGGCGAGAACGTCTAGGATGTTCTTGCCCTGATTCCACACCGCATAGCTGAAGCTGCCCTTGTTCGGATCGTTTGCATTGATCAACGACAGCGGAATGGATGTCGTTGAGATTTCGTTCAGCGACTTCAGCCAGCGCATCCCACGCTCAGCAGATTCAGAGAGTCCAGCCAGCTGTGCTCCAAGCCCTGCTGGAAGGAGTCCGCGCTGCACTGATGCCGACTGCTCAATGGTTGTGACCTGAGACTGCTCAAGTCCTGGCCTGCGTGTTTCTGATTCAACCTGAGCTCGCGTCTTGAAAGGAGTCTTCGAGTACCTGATGTCTGCTGACTGAAGATTGAACCGCTGGCTCAGAGGGATGACGTTGCCGGAGTCGTCATAGGTAACTGGATCAGCCAGCTTGGCCTGTCGTGATGCTTTAATAAGAATCTCAGGAGCCCCATACGAAAATCCTCCAGCACCATCGGCAATTACAGCATCTGCATTCGACCTGCTTGCCAACTCGTCAAACGCTTCACCCTGTTCAACAGAACCATACTCTTCAGAGAGCTCTTGATAAACATCACGAAGAGCCCTTTGAACATCAGTGGTTCTAGCGTCGAGGAGGTTTTCGGACTTCAGGTAGAACCTGCGAGGGGTTCCGTACCTCCTCGCGTAACCAATATCTGGAGTGAAGTAGAAACCCCTGCCCAAATTGCCGCCGTCATATTCGCCGTATTCAAGCTCCTCTCCCCTGCTTTCAGCCTGCTCGGCGAGTGATAAGAATCTGTTAAACGCAGTCTTTGATGCATGATAACCAGACAATGCGTACCCAGCAAGGCGAGCAGCCTCATCTACGAGGCGCTGCGCGGCACCAATGTCTCCAGCTTGAACAGCAGCCAAATACTCCGCATCAAGCGACTGCATTGACTGAGTTGCCGACATTGCGGAAAGCGTCTCGACCACCTCGTTCCCATTGACTGTGTATGTCGTCGATGGGCGGGACACACGCGCATGAACCTTGGCTACTGCTTTGGCAGCGATGTACTCAGCGGCCAATCGAGTGAGCCGAACACCCTTGCTGTTGGCCCACGCAAGCACGCGACCGGTGATGCGCTGGAACCAGTTGCGTCCCCTCCAAGCCTTGGCCAGAAGCTCGACCTTGCGGGCGTCCTCTTCGCGAGAGACTGCGGCAGGATCGTACTCAAGTCGGGCAACCTCAGCAGCGATCTCGGCAGCCTCATCTGGCGTGACCTGTGAGATCTCAGCGGCAAGCTCTCCATTCGCGTTCGCGGCTTCGGACTCCTCGTGAAGCAGGACCGTGTCGATGTCCGCTGCGGAGGAGACCTTCGCGGAGTTGATCTCGATCCTAATGATTCGACCGTCCGCTTTGCTGATGAAGATCCGGCCATCGAAGTTCGCGTTGGGGTCGTTCACCACACGAACCAATCCGCCAGATTGAATGCCGAACCGAGAGAGAAGGCGATCCTCAACAGCAGCAACAGTCAGTCCGGTTGCTGGGCCGACATTGCGGCTGAGGAACTCAAACGGCTCCTCTGAATTGCTTTCATACTGATCTGCGATGTAGCCAAGGCCATCAGTTCCAGTCTTAGAGTAGACTTCCCACGCCTTTTCAAACCCTTCATTGAAGAGCTGCTGCCTTATATCAGGGTCTAATATTTCTCTGCCAAGAGCCAGACCGATGACTGTTCGATCAATCTCAGAAATCGACTTATCAAATACCTGTCTAAACCGAACTTTGTCTACAGGCCTTCCGAAGTTGTTTTCCTCAGCAACAACAGTGTATTCGATAAGTTTATCAGACAGGATGCTATTGAGAGTGAACGCGTCTCCTCTTCCACCAATAGAGGCACCAACATCAATGCCGCCAACTGTGGAAGGAACTCCAGTTTCAGACATCGGGCTTCTCGCGAAAGCGCCAACACCAATACCACCGAGGGCCTCAGTCTCACCACCCTCGTCGGTCTGTCTAGTCGGAGCGGCAGTCTTGGAAAGCGGGTCAGTGGATGCCCATTTAATGTAGTCCTTTATCAGCAGGCTTTGCGCGTCACTGACTTTGAAATTTGCGCTCTGTTCTGGATTCTGAAGTCGCCTTACAATCGATTGAAGGACCCTCTTGGTCCACATCTTGGAGATCTTCGTGTCGTCTATTAGTAGACCTGGATAGTTCCTGCTGAGAGTTATCGCGATCTGCTTCGGTCCTTCCAAGATTTGGAATGAAGCGCTTAGGAAAATCCTTTCCTCTCTTGTGAGGTCGTTCTCAAAAGCCTGCCGCTCCGCCTTTTCCTCTTCGGACTCAGAACCGGTTTTGGTCCTGTTTAAGAGGCTCATGTATCGCTGATACTTCGGAGAGCTCTCGAAGTCCTGAAGCGATGCCAGAGCACCTTCCTGATCTGGTGTAAGCTTGTCAGATGTGTCGCTATCCTGCTCATCGACAACAGGAGCTTCGGTCTTCGTGAATGGGTTCTTGCCCTTCTTGAGCACCACCGTCTCGCCTCGCTTCTTGCCATCGGCATTGACGCGTTCAACCCGAACTCCGCCGTCAGGAAGCGAAGTAAATGTGAGGCGATCTCCCAGCGAGATGCCATTTGCCTCGGCGTTGGTGATCTTGGTTTTGCGCTCTGCGGACTTCTTGGTTTCAGACTCAGCACCAACCACCTGAAGCTGAATGGTGAGACTGCCATCTTGGTTGATGCTGGCGGGTCCAGCGATCTTGGTTTTACCAAGAGGCTTTCCTTCTTTGAGCGGGCCGAACACCGAAGACTTCAGCTGAACAAAGTCGCCAGCCTTAATGGTGGATCCGTCTGCGTAGACAATGGTTGTCTGCGCCAAGGGAGCAGGAGCTGCTGGAGCGGGAGCTGCAGCGGGAGCCTTCGGTGCGGGTGGAGCGAAAACGGTTCGCGAAACATAAGCCTCTGGGGCAGCCGCAGCGCCCTGAGCGTTGATCCTCAGCGAGGAAACAAGTTCACTGAATGCGTCTGATGTATCGTCCCTAGTTCCAGACTCCTTCTGAACCCTAAGCACCTCATCGTGGTCGGCCTTTGTGATATAGCCAAACTCAAGGGCCTTCTTTGTCAGCGTTTTAAGGCGCGAAGGAGACTCAAGGTTGTTCTCTGCATCCTCTACAGCAGAGATGAAGCTTGAGCGGTCTTGATCCTGCCCGACTGGAGCAGGAGCAGTAGCAGGAGCAGCTGGCTGAGCTGGGGCGGCCTGTTCTGATGGCTGAGCCTTGGATTGAGCGGAAAGCTCCTGATAGCGAGAGACCAAGCCTATCGCCTGACGAAGCTCAGGGATCGACTGGGACTGCCATCCATACTTTTGTCCGGCCTCGAAGATGGCCCTTGATCGAGCAGAGCGTGTCGGAAGGGCGTTTGCGGCGTTCAGCTCCGCCTCGTAGGCAGCAATATCAGACGGAAGTTTGACCCGTAGAAGGCCAGGATTGTTTGGATCCCTTGCGAACTCCTGCTCCGCGATCGTCTGGCCAGCACGATAGGAATCGTCCTGCCAAGGCTGCGTCTGAGCAGCCGCTACTTCCGCCCTTCCTGCGACATCTGCTGGAACTTGTCCTTGCCGTACTTGCGCCGCCCGATCCACGCGGCCAGCGCCTTGGGCTCCTTGACCCCCTTCTTGGACAGCTGGTTGACGAGCTTCTGGAACTTGGACTGTGGCTTCATTGATCTGTTGGAGTTGGCGTTGTTCTTGTGCGCGAAGATCTCGGAGGCGCTGGGCGACCTCTGGGCTCATTCCTAGGGTCTGCCTAGGCTCTGGAGCTATCGGCCTCGTGGCGGCCCCATAGCGGCTCGCCTGAGCGGCTTCCAAAGCGGCAAGCTGTTCGTCAGGAGACCTCTGAAGCGCTGCGGCTGCATCCTGCCTAGCCTGAAGCAGTGCGCTTTCGCTATTTGATCGGCGTTGAGACTCCTCTCTGACATTCGCCATTGCGGCTGCTGTCAGCCTGTTCTGCTCTGACGTGGCGGTTACGAACCTGTCTAGTCGGGCTGATAGATCGATCAGAGGATCGACTCTTCGATCCACCACATTTGCACCAATCGCAGCTTCGATGCGTCGATTCAGAAGCTGAATGATTCTCGGAGAAACGGAAAGGAGCTCGTCCCTCCTTACTGTGTCTTGATTAGGATCAGACTCGATGGCGTTCAGTTCAGACTGTGCGGCATCAAATAGCTTCTGTATCTCTGGGTTGATCGGAGGAAGCTCTGACCTCTGAATACGACCTGAGAGAATCGCCTCGTCGATTGGGCTCGTGACTCCAGATGTCGAAAGCACATCTCCTGCAGCACCTGTAGTTTCAATGGGTCCAGCTCGACGCGGTTCAACAACAACATCGGGCGTCGGCTCGGAATACATTCCAGCCTCGATTGCTGCCCTGCGAGCTGCAGCGTTATTTGGACGGGCCGTTCGGAACGGAACGCCAACACCTTTGTAGGTCTGTCCGATTCCACCTTCAGGCGAGACCTGAGTTCCAGATGTGTCGACTGTCTCTTGGAAAGGCGCTCCATAGACAGCGCCGACATCGCCACGATCAACAGACCTAGCTCCAAGACGACCAAAGTAATCCTGAAGCTCCTGCTCCAGCCGATCCTCTCGGCGGGCATCTGCAAGTCTTCCGATGCCAGACTGGGTGCCGCCTATTGCGCCACCAATGAAACCACCAGTGAGTCCAGCCCCAATGACTCTAGTGGCCGCCTCTTGTGCGGTTGGAAGACCGCCTCCACCAGCTCCGACAGAGAGTATCGAAACACCCTCCTGCCCAGCCTCCGTGAGTCCTTCTGAAAGAATGTCTTTTCCAACTCCTCTTGCGAATCCACCGACACCGCGTTGCGCATATTGCTGAGCGAGCTCCTGAGCAATGTCACGCGCTTCACGCTGCGCAGCCCCAGCGATCCCAAGTACAGGTGGTACAGATTCCCTGACTGCGCCTTGGGCGATTCTCCTAGCGGTGCCAGCTGGAACGGCTCCGATCGTCTCCAGCGCACCAGAAAGAAGACCACCTCCAATACCAGCAGCACGCTGAAGGGGGCCAGTTTCTCCAGTAGCCTCAACAATTTCTCCGTAGATAGCACCGCCCTCTTGAGGTGCAGTGGTGATAATGGGAGCAGCAGCTCCCGTCAGCGTCTTGCCAGCTCCAAGAAGTCGGAGAGCTCCTGCGGTCGGGGCAGTGGCGAGGATCTGAGGAATCTGTTGAATCACCTGCGCTCCAAGAAACCCAGGAATATCACCTGCGGTCTCGATTTCTGAAATCGACTTCGGAGCTGTGGTTGGAATGTCGGCGAGCCCAGACACCTCACTTCCGGCTTCGCGAAGACGGTTCGACAAACCTCCAGGGATCGCGGATGCGGCCAGTCCAGCCAAGCCACCAACAACTCCTGGCCCAAACACAGACCCAAGCCTAGCCAACTCAGCGGGACTTTCCGGAGTCAGTGCGGAAGCGAACTGCAGCGTGCCTCCGGCCATTCGAGCGATCCCAGAACCAAGCTGGCGACCAAACTCAGTTCTCCCAAGGAATGGGATTTCCTTGTCTGACTCGTATGCCTGAAGCGTGTCTAGTCTGTTCTGAGCTTGGCGTCCCTCCTCTCGGAGCTGTGCCATCTGGTCCTGAAGGCCAGATCGCTTGTTCAGGTAGCCAATGATGTCGGCGTCGGAGTAGCCAGCTTTTCTGGCGCTTGGCGCATCAAACCCCTGAACGCCTGAGATGAAGTCCGCGATCTCAGAATCGCTGTAACCCGCAGCCCTAGCTCCAGCCCAGTCGAATTGTGGCATGGCCTTTATGGTTGTATCTAGCGAGCCGGATTATTCTGCAGCCAGAAACGGCCAAGAGGATTAATCGTAGCTGCGTTTGTTCCTACACTAAAATCAACTCTAGCTGGATTCTGCCCTGACATATTGGTTGATACGAGAGGATCCAGAACAGATGAAGGAAGCCTATTTGTACCATCTATCCCAGTTGGAGCTGGTGTCATTTGCTGAGGATCAGGAGATGATATCCCATACATCGCCTGCATCTGCTTTCCGACGAGCTCGGCGGCAACTTGCGGAACAGATTTCGACTTATTCTTAGAAAGCTCATCTAGAATCATGTCCGTCATCGGAGAGTTCCATGTAAATGCACCACCGAGCGGGCCTGTTGCCTGCTGGTAGTAGTCCTCGATCGCTTTCTGGACCGCAGTTCCGTACTCCTTCTGACGTTCCTGTTGCTGACTCAGCCGCATCATGCGCTCCTCAGGCGTAGCCATCATGTTGGGATTGGCCTGCAACAGATCAAAGTACCTCTGGCGCTCCGCAGGCACCTTCTCATAAGGCAAACCGGCCATACGCTCCTGAGTCTTCATCATCGCTTCTTGTAGGCGGCCTTGCTCGCGAATGGCGTCGGCCCGATTCACAGCCTCAAGACCAGCAATGCGGGCCATCTCGTTTTGATAGGTTCCCCTGTTGCGAACGTCTGTCTCGCCAATGCCGATCTGGCCACGACGATACTCGTTTATGCCCATCACGTCCTGACCGCGAATGCCGAGCTCGCCCTGACGATAGCGATCCAACGCCTCGCCCTCAGATCGGCGAATGTTGGTGTTCGCAACTGCATTGAGATAGTTGCGGTAGGCGTTCTGCTCTGCGGCGTTAGCGGCCTGCTGGGCCACGCGATTCGCCATCAGAGAGTCGAGAGTAGATCCGTAGGTTGCCATATTTCAGATGAGATTAGGGGTTGCCGTAGGACACCCCGTAGTTTCCGAAGAACTGAGGTGTTGGTGATCCGCCGTAGACGCCGTAACCGATCGGACCAGTCAGCCCTACGCTAGGGGCCATTATTGGCTGAGGCGTGTAGGTCGGCTTGGGAAGACCGTAGAACATCGGAGACCTCTGCGCTGGCTGTTGCTGGCGCTGACCACCGCCCATCAGTCCTCCAAGAAGACCTCCCGCCCCACCGCCACCACCGCCACCAACCAAGCCGCCACTGTAGAGCGACATGGCAATATCCAGGGCTGAGTTGAGGCTCTCGTCCACAGCGCCAGCAGCTGCAGCCCATTTGTTCCGCTCCTCTTTGAATCCAGCAAGGTTGGATTTGTTGACGTCGCTGAGGCCACCGAGCTGGCCAATCTCACTGGCTCTGGACTGCTGCAGCGCCTGAAGCGGGTTGAGCTCCAGCTGAGCAAGGCCCAGAGGCATCTGATTGCGGTAATCCATCAGGCCGAGCTGCTGATTGATGTTCGCACCACGCTCACTGGCTGCACCTGCTGCGGCTGGGTTCAGGCCAGCGAAGATCTGGCTGGCAATCGGAGCGCCAAATGCACCCAGATAGCTCGACCGCTGCTTGTCCATGTAGCTGCTGGAAGGACGACCAGCGTAGCCAAGTCGAGAAGCAGCCGCCTTGTCGGCACGAGACATTCCTCCACCCAGCTGGCCAAGAAGCTGGTTGAGCGCAGCAAGGTCTCCTTCGCGGGTGCGCTCACGATCGGACAGGTAGCTGGCCTGTCGCAGTCCGCCAAGCAGCCCTCCAACCTCGCCCTCAGTCTGCTGAGTGAGACGTCGGGCCTGATTGATGGCGTCCCTGTTGGCCCTTTCAAAGTTGCTCAGTGACTGTCCGGCTTTGGTTCGGTAGTCGGTCATTCCGCCGACCGAGGTGTCGATCTGGCCCTGAAGCTCTGGGCTGTTGTAGATCCGATTCAGTTTCGGTGGACTGAACGCGTCGAGCACACCCCCAAGATTGAATACTCCTGCCATAAGCGTGTTGTTTTACCTAGAGTTGATGGTTCTTCAGTGCCAAGTGCTAGAAATAGTCGCCATGCGAGGTTCTCATCCCGATGGTCATCTCGTTGAGCGACACCGCCCCTCCTATGACCGGCCCCTTGTTGGCATCAGCCACCATGATTCGGAACCCGATCTGAGAGCCTGTCCTGAAGAACTGGAACGTGGCCATCCGATTGGGCCGCTTATTGGCAGCTATCAACGCCGCCTCAGCTTCGGTCGATAGTCGGTCGATAGGACGAGGCGCGCTGCCCTGCCAGATGAGCTGCCTCGGCTGGGCTCCATAGCCGACATCGGCGTGCAGCTTTGCCGCCTTGGAGTCCGCCACGTCAGGCGCATCGTACTCAACCGCAATACGACTGACCGTCTTGTTGTTCGGACCGCCCATATCCTGAGAGTCTGTCTGAAGGATGGTTACGTATCCTCGGTCCTCGTAGGCCACGTAGTATGGGCTGTCCGTGGTGCGACAAGTGGTAGTGGTTGGGTGATCAATCGAAGTCCACGTGTCAGCAGCAAACGATCGGTACTGCTCATCACGGATGCACAGCTCCCTGCCGTAGAAGTCTGGGTCGTATTCCTTCAGGCACTTGTCCTGAGACGAGGCCATGATGAACTTGTAACCGTTCGCACATGGCGTGCAGTCGGGCTCAATGGATGGATCGCTGTTCGCCAGAGCACAGAGCGAGTTTGCCGACGGATCAGCCTCGTAGTTCTCGGGGCTGTTCTTGATGTACAAAAGGCTGGTATTCAGCACGAAGTTGGCTGGGAATGGGTTCCCCTCTCGATCCCCAAGCCTTCCTCCGGTGGAGGGATTGCAGACGCCAAGATCGGCCAGCCAGCGCCTCACGCTTACCTGATAAGCCGGAAGGTGAGAACAGAAGGCAGTGAATCCAGAGTCAACGATGCAGGCCTTCTGCGTGTCCAGCTGAAGGATGAGGGTTCGCTGCGGCACCAGCTCGTCATCAGCGCACCAAGACATCCACACCTGACGGTCCTCTTCGTTGTAGCCGCCAACGACGTTGTAGCAGGCGCTGCGGTTGACCTTGCCGTAAGCGCCAAACGTGGTGTTCGGAATGCTGCCGAGGTACTCGGCCCGCACTCCTTCGTAAATCGCACCAGAGGCCTTGAAGAGCCATTCAATGCGCTGAGGGCTTCGGTCCAGTTCGCCAAGAGCGTAAAGGGTATCTTCACCAGCGTAGATGTGGATTGACCCAAGGTTGACCAGCGAGTTCTGGAACCTCAGGGCTGATGGTCCTCGGTAGACCTCCCTGAAGTTGAAGACCTCCTCGCCGCCCACGAGGTTCACATCGTAGATCGCCTTGTCGGTGTAGACGCGGAACTGCCCACCGAGCGGCTCCATTGCCAGCACACGCTCATCAGCGCCCAAGTCGATGTAGCCAGCCAGAGAATCCGGAAGCGGAGTGAAGCTCAGCGGGTCGTTGAAGTCGGACCAGTAGATCCGATTCACGTTCATGCTGCCCTCGGTGACCGTGTTCCCAAGGAACATGAAGCCACGCCACGCTCCGACCACCTGAGCCAACGTGATGTCTAGCGCAATGAGATCGTCTATCGGTGCAGCAGAGTTCGTTGAGGTGCCGTCTCCTATGCCCTCATGGCTCCACCAAATCGGAGAGTCCACACCGTTTGTGAAGACTGCGATGCCACCGATCTGGGCGAACTTCCATCGGGTTTCCGGAACGCCAGCCTCCGGCCGAACCCCGCCAGCGTTGTCGTAGAGGATCCTCCAGTTGCCATCCAGTCCGCTGTTGGCAAACAGGCGGGATCTGGTTCCGGCAAGGAGCCGAGTGTCCCCGCTGTCCCCACGCATGTTCCCAAGGAATGTGATGTACTCGCTCATGGATCAGGAACCAGTGGCAGTTACTGTTGGCGCGACCACGCTTATGGTTGGAGAGACCAGTGTTGGAAAGCTGGTCGCCTCTACCTCTGGCGCAGTGATGGCGATTGCGCTGAACACGGTGATCGCAACCGATACCTCAGAGCTTGCCACAACCACTGGATTCACCACGTAGACCGTGGGCGACGTCAGCGATACCGATGCAACATCTGGGAAGTCTGGGAACTGATCATGCAGATCCTCATTCATCGCAGTGCAGATCACGATCGAGTCGATGATCGCACCACCAACTGCAATGGCCTCGATCTTCAGCTCGTGGCCGTGAACCGTGCATCGGAGAGCTCCAAACCGTGGAGGGTTGTCCACCACAGAGCCGGTCGTGCTCTGGTTGAAGTTGTAGAGATTGGCTCCACCAATGCCCGCGACAATGTATGGCAGCGGCGTGGTTGATGACGGCTTGTCCAACCACCTCTGGTAGTTGTGTGCGTGACCATTGATGACCACGTCAGCGCCCCAGCCATAGAAGTCCCAGTTCAGGTTGATGAACGAATAGCCAGAGGTGCTGGAGAAAGGCGGGTGATGGAACACCACAACCTTTACCCGAGCCTTGCTGGCGGCGAGCTGAGCCCTGAGCCAGTTCGCTTGGACGCTGACGCTGTTATTGCCATCCGGCTCGAACACGGTTCCGTTCGTTCTGTAGCCAGAGCTGACAATGAAGAACCCAACATCTCCACGCTGGAACGTGTAGTAGTTCTTTGTGTTGTTCTGAAACAGGTGAGGGAACTTGCTGCGAAACCACTTCGGCCCTCCCACTGCGGTGCCGTCGAAGTCGACGTCGTGGTTGCCTATCGTCGGGTAGAACGAGTTGCTGGTCAGGTAGTCTCCATAGTACCCAACCACCACGTTGTTGAAGACCTGATTCGCCGACTCAAGGCTGTTGAGATAGTCAGCCGTGTAGGTGGTTGTGTCAGAGAATACGATCGTTGAGTCCGCCGTAATCGCTGGGCTGACACCGTAGACATTGTCTCCGGCAGTGACGATGAACTCCGGATTCCAGCTCTTTACCAGATTGGAGACAGCCAGCTCATTCTCATTTCCAACGCCATAGTCGGAGATGACTGCGAAGGTCATGTCGGTCATTGGCTCGCTAAGCGCAAGACGACGCCATCCTCCAAGACGACGGAGCTGTCCTCGAGAGTCTCCGATCGCATTGACGATCAGTCGGAACGCTCCCTCTTGAGTTCTTCCGGATGGAGACCTCAGATCAAGCTGGCCAGCGCTGAGCGCAATGGAAACGTCCTTTACTGGAGGAAGTCGCTTCATGCCTCGCGGGTGGTTCTCATCATGTACCAGATAGCCACAGCGGGCTGGACGATGCTTACGGGAGAGACCGTTCCAGAGTCCGTTGAGTCGACCGCGATTGCGTTGGTGGTTCCGATGAATCCAGTGTTTCTGGCTCCGCTGCTGCCAGCCTCCACAGACCTCAAGACTGACTGCCCCCAGGACTGGTTGTTTGGATCGGTCCAACGCCTCTGGATGAAGGTTAGATCATCATCCCCGTCGTAGTTCGGGGTCCATGTGTCGCCGACGCCATGATAGTGATCCTTGGTGGGGATATTGCTCTGGCCTATGGTGATCGTCTCAGTGCCGAATACGGACCCATCAACCGAACGATTCGTTAGACCAGCACCAGCGCCACCTCCAACAATAACTCTGCCACGAAGATCAGGGGTGCCGCTTGTTCCGTCACAAAGCACCCAGAAAGGCGTTCCGCTTGTGTCCCCTGCATCCCTTCCGAGCATCTCGATGGTGCTCTTCACCGTGGCCTCTGGAGCCTTGAGGTAGTAGGCCAAAATGGTCCCAGGGGGAGGCAGGAACATCGCCTTGAAATCGGTCGTGGCATTCCCATTGGAGGTGAATGCCCAGTCGAACCACAGCTTCATCTTGCTGCTGAGGCCGAGAAGGTTGGTCAGCCTGTCGCAGATCGATTGATTCTGTCCCGCAATGACGAATGAAGAGCCTGTTACCGGCGAACTCATTCCACGGTCCTACGACGGCCCACACCAAGCCGCAAGACGGAGTCGCCTTTACTGAAGCCGGTGCAACCCGTTGGCCCAATAGACCCTGCAGTTCCTTGCAGCCGCCGCCACGTTCACACCGCCAGCGTGAACCCTCAATGTTTGTCCAGTTGCCGGAAGGTTTGTCGTGTGAGTGGCCACGAGAGTGGCGTTGATATAGAACTTCACCTCGGACGGGGTGTAAACGATGCCAAATGTCTTGGCCGATGTTCCAACCGCCACCCCAGTGTCCGTGACCGTGCTGGAAGAGCCTGTTCCAGCGCAGGTTACTGCCTTCCAGTTGGTATCTGGGGCTTCCGACGAATACCTGAAGATGGCTAGATGCTGGTTTGGCGTGTCAGAGCTGAGATTCCCAAGCGTGGTGCCGGCAAGACCTACCCAGAACCGCATTGAAGTGGTGTCTGTGGAGATTTTGGCGTTGATGTAGTGCCTCACCTCGTGGTCCGAGATGAAAATCGCTCCAGATGACCACCCAAACGTGCTGCCAATGCTGGCTGCGCTCACCCAATTCCGTCCAAGAAGCTCCGTGGCCGAACCTCCGATGTTCGATGCCGTTCCATTGTCGCTGGCACCATAGCCAAGCGACGTTTGCTGGGCTGAGGCCGTGTTCGGAACGTAGATGCAGCGGCTCCAAGTCAGGAAATCGGTCTCGTTGTAGGCGTTCGGATCGAGACCAGTGATGTCACTGACCGTTAGAGCCCTCTGCTCGGCGTTCCCAGACGAGTTTCCGATGAAGACGGTCTTGTTGGATAGCGCTGGGACGTCGTTTGTGCGCCCAGGACCCAGAACCAGCACCTCTCCATTGTTCGCCGCCTTTGTCACCCTGCCGATGTTCTGGATCAGATTGGGATAGGACGGCTTTGTGAGTGTGAAACCGCCCCCTGCGGCCACGTAGACGGTCTGGCCAATGGTTGCCGTGGAGGTATTGATTCCAGTGACAGTTCCGATGACATGGATGTAGCCATTGGCACCGATTGCGATCTGGTCCTGAGCCACACCAATCGCTGGCATCTTGGCCGAGTTGGCGGCATCAGCTGGGGCAATGTCGATGTGGGTTCCGGTGCGCGATACGATGTAGACTGGCGTGCCTTTGGCGATGGTGCTTCCAGAGGTGTTCTTGACGAACTCCCACACCGCAGCCGAATGCAGCGAGTAATATCCCTCAATTACCCCTCCGGTGATGTTGACGTCGTCGGAGTTCTGGTAGGCCATCGTCCCAAGATCCGTGATCTGGGAGCCTGTGTGGGTGTGGCCGACATTGGACTTCCCATCCAAGGCCGACTGAGTTGCCGAGCTGATCGGCTTTGCGATGTCTGATGTGTTGTCGACGTTGCCTAGGCCAACATCGGCCTTGGTGCAGTGGCACTCGCCGTCATCTGTTGACGTTCCGGAATCCGCCTGCAGCTGAGCCAGAGATGCCTGCAGCGCCGAGACGCTTGCGAGGACACTGTCAATCTGGGACTGGAGACCAGTCGGGTCAAATGTGTCCGGAGTCGGGAGCGGTATCGGAAACTGAGCCTGAAAGCTGGACCTCCACCGCTCAACGTCCTGCCTGAATTGACGCGCCGTCTCCTCCGTGATTCGGCTCGGCAGTATTGGGAACTCCGGAACCAGCACATCTGCTGTGCCGAGACCTGTGTTCGCGCCGGTGCCCTTTCCGGCTGTTCCGGAAAGCCTTCCAATCAGGACGCTCTTATCGTTTGAGGCCATGCTTCAAAGGCTCCCCAGAAAGCGAAGCCATTGCTCGGTCCATACCACCATGTTGAATTCAGATGCGATGAGGAGTCGTGTAATGTTCCAATCAGCACCTTCCTAGCTGAGCCTGAATTACAGATCTCAAGCGGCTCTGGAATGCTTGCTTCGTGAACATCGCCGAAGCAGCAAGCGAAAGATTTCCCTTCTCAAGAAGACGCGACCAGTTCGAGAACGCATCCCTCATCGACTCGATAACAGAATCGTTGGCCGCTACGGCCCCGAACCCAACCCCGTAGTAAGGGTGGTCTTCCGGAGCCCTAGTCATTCCGTACTCAAGATGCCACGATGTCATCCTTGTGGTAAAATCAGCAGGCCCTCCGTATGGAATGACTATTGACGGCCTTCCGGTCGCCATAAGCTCGCACGCTGGAAAGTTCCAGCCCTCCAACCCAGAAAGGAAAACGCCGCAGTGATGTTGTGAAAGCATCAGCTCATATTCCGCCTTGGACAGATCTGACGTAACCACAGAGATCCTTTCATCTGCCGGATCAAATCGGCTGCAGTCAGGTGATCTCTTAAGGGTCAGGCGAACATCCGTGACGCCTTGGAATGCCCTCTTGAAGCAGCTCACAAGCTGATCCATTCCCTTCCTCTTTGGAACTCCGTTTTCCTTTCCAACACAAATGAACTTGAACGGACCAGATGTCGGCATCGGCCTAAAGACGGAATCACCCCAAAGCGGAATGACGTGAATGGGGTTCTTATAGCCAGCGTCACGAAACACGTCCACGTTGTGCCTGCTTGGGACGATCAAAGACATCCCGTGCATGAATCCGTAGCATGATTTTGGGAGCGAGCTGGCCTCCCACATCGTGAATCGGATTTTCTCGAACGCCGTTGATCCAGGGATATCCAGAACAATGTCAGGGCGCATATGGAGCCCAACCCTGTTGAGTTCCATTGCCTCAAGGAACGCAGAGCATATCCTCCCGTATCCGGTGGCCGTGTTATTTGTGGAGCAGTAAAACGAAAGCGGCTTCTGTGATTCCCTTAATGGAGGCCTTACGTTAACGGTCACCACGCGTCTGGCGGCATGACCCTTGGAGTCCTTACGAAGGTTTGTTTCTTGCGGCATTCGTAGATGAGCTGGGAAACCGCCTGATTGTAGAGCGCCGAAGACGTCTGGAAGCTCGAGATGTCCTTCGTCTCCCTGCGGTTCACTTCAGCGTCCAAATAGTATTCCACGGCGCTGGCCACGTCACGTTCCATCGACTCGTTCGGAGCCGTTCCAACAACCATCGTAGCAGGCATTGTGGTCGTGTCGTCCCATGTCCTTCGTGTTCCGGTCCACTCAACCACGATCTGCTCCGTGCTCTCGATCGAAGGAAACACGTAGATCTGGCCGCGATGCATCGACCAATAGGCCTCGCTGGCGTCAGTGCGGTACCCCTTGTCGTTGCTGGCAGAAGACGCTGGATACGTCACATTCCCGCACGTGAATCCGTATGGAACGGGGCGCATTCCGTAGGCGTTCTCAGGAAGCCCGCACTTGTACTGCCGGAGCAGCGCATTCATGCGATCGAAGTCGATGTATTTGTACTCCACATCCTGACACGCATTCGGCTCGTACGTGTTCGGAGAAACACCAACGCCGCTCGTGTAGAGCCTATCTATAGATCCGTCAACGCCATCGAAAACGTTGGCCCCGCAATGAAACGACGTAGCCGCAGAGCACACATACTCAGCGTGGTCGGTCCTAAGGCACGGCACCTTGACCTGCAAGTCTATCAAGGCGTCCTTGACCGAAAGCTTGTGTGGGAGAACGAGATTCTCGGCTTCGCCCTCAGGGAAGACCGCCGCCGCGATGTTGTTGTAGTATGTGGCGAAAGTCATCTCACTCCTTGGGCAATGCGTACCAGCCAGACGGAATCGCTACCTTGTTCTGAGACCTAACAGAGTTGCCATTCTGATCGACAACCCAGACACGAGCTTTGACGTCCTCAGCGAGTCGAACAGGCTCACCGCTTGGCACCAGAATCACGCGTGTCGCGCACCCGCTGCTCGTGAGCATCAATGCGATCCAGAAGGCGCTTCTTAAGCTCTGGCTGAGGTTTCGCATCTTGTGAGGTCTTGTCCTCCCTCGCCAGCCCTGTGAGCCAGCGAAGGAGGGCCATGACGATTTGCTCGATCCAGTTCAAGACTGGGTGGTCGAAGCAGCCTTCTTGCTCTTCAGGGACCAGATGACGGTAACAAGAGCAAGAATGCCACCAATGACTGCCTCCACGTGGGAGTTCTCAATGGCGATGCCGCGAGCTGCCAAGGCACCAGCGGAGGCCTGGAGCAGAGCGCGAACGATTACGGAGACGGTGTCTTTGTTCATAGTTATGGTTTCTTGTCCCAATGGATAATGTGCTTAATCAGAATGACCGTCGGCACGATCACGCCAAGGCAAAGTCCTAGGAACCGAAGGTATGGGTTGGCCCAGTCCATGAAGCTGAGGGCGACGCCTCCTCCGGATGTTCCAACTGCGAGAACGGCGTCCTTAACGTCGTTGGTGTTCATTGGTGAGTCACTTTTTTAGTCTTCCAGTTTGGGGTCGAGATGGTTCAGAAGATGGTTGGGCCTGATTCACTTCAGCGACGGCCACCGCAGCAGGAGCGGCGGGGGGCTTGATTGAGGCTTTGACTGGGTCCTGTGGAAGTACTGCCAGCGGTTCCACCCCTTGCCTCAAACGCTGCCGCTGCGGCGATGGCAAGACGGTCTTTTTTTTTTGCAGCTCAGCGTACTGCTCCTCTGTCAGCTCGGACACCCCACCCTTGCGCTTCTGAATCCGTTCCACTAGCGCGTCGATGATGGTCTGGTTGTCCGTGGCAATGATTCCGTCATCGCCCCCAACGTGCTGGAACATGATCGGCGAACCCGCTGACGTGAAGGCGGGATTGGAAATCATGGCCTTATGAAAGTAGCGCATCTTTGGTGAGCTTTTTCTCAGGCGATCGTCATCGCAACCCAAAATCATTGAACAAAGTGGGCTGGCCAGATCCCTCCAGCCAGCCCACCGAGTGCATCACAGTCTACGCCTGCTTAGACGTAGGTATCGGACGAGGTCCACTCGCCAGTCGTAACGGGCGCGGCAGCCTCGAAGTTTTCGAGAACGAACGAGGTCGTCTCGGTCTCAACGATGGCCGTGTAGGTCACGCTGTTGAGCTTGGTGCTGCGGGTCGGAACCTTCATCACACAGCGATAGGTGTCGTCCACAGCGGCCAGCGCCTTGAGGTCGCCAGTCTTGTTGACCACCGAGTTCGCGTCGATGATGCCCTGATAGATGCTGGTCCAGTCCAGCGCCCACAGCGACCGGCCAACGTTGGTCGTGCCAGAAGCAGCCTTCTGAGCGGCGACGTAGTCGTCGAAGAACCGATGCGTGACGATGCGGATCTCGACCTGGGGGTAATCCAGCTCGAAGCGGTAGAAGCGGAAGCCGAACGGCCCCTGCTCGCCACCCTGATTGAGCTGGTATGTCATGCGGAACACATCAGCGCCGAACTTCGCTTTGTAGTAGTTCACCATGCCGATGACGATCTGGTTGGCGAAGTAGCTGTCAGTGAACAGCTCGATGATGTCGCTCTTCACGCCCGTGGCCTCGCGCTCGCGCTGGAGGTTGTAGAGCGTGTTGAACAGGATCTGGAGGTTGAGCTTCTCGCCCTGCAGGTCGGCAACCCGACCGCACTCAGCAAGCTGCTCGTACACGCCAGTGGCATTCGCACGACGACCAATGCAACGACCTTCAGCAGGGATGTTGACAGCAGCCACAGTGGGGCTCGTGATCTGAGGCAGGCTGTTGTAGCCAGCGAGCGTCTGATCAGTGCTGTACGGCTTGTTGAAGAAGAAGTTGTTAGCGTGACGCCGTTGGAAGTCCTCGATGATCTGGCGGTTGATCTCAACCTGCTCGACATCGCCGAACTGCTTGAAGTACGGGTTGCTGTCGCGAAGAGCAGCGAGGTACTTCTGGGTCAGCTCATCCTCGCAGATCGAGTACCGAGTGGTCTCAATCCAGAAGGGAACGAGCTGGTTGGTGTTGAGCGCAGGAATCTCACTGCAGAACGACTCGTAGTCGGAGACGTTCGGAGTTCCGCGAACAGCGAGACCGAGAACCGCACCAGCCGCGAGGTTGGCGGGAATCTTGGCCTTGTTCTGGATCGAAGCGGTGGCGCTGGACCGGAAGAACGAAGCCTCGTTGCGGGACGTACAGGTCACCTGAACGTAGCTTCCATTGCCATCGGAACCAGTGGCGGCATCAGAACCAGTCACGAACGCCAGCTTGTAGGCGGTGTCCGTGGTGGTGCCGTCGTCAGCAGAGGCTCCACCGGAGACGAACACGCGCATTCCGGAGGGGAACCAGCGGGTGTCCACGGGGATGTTACCCTGAGAGTAGAACCGAAGGGCGAAGGTCGCACCGTCAGTCTGGGTCGGGGTGGCACCAGTGGCGTTCACGACGCGAACGGTCCAGTACTCGGTGTTCGCGGGGCGCTTACGGCCCATCTTGATGAACGGCTGGATCTCCCAGACGCCACCAGCCACCTGAGAGACGCTCAGCCTTTTGCCGCCGAGCACCTTCTTGTTGGCCTGAAGCAGGTCGTACATGCCGTTGGACCGGACGCCGACGGCCTTGCCGACGAAGTCAGCAGAGACGAGGTTGCCCAGGATCTTGTAGGTCGAGTCCGAGCTGCCGTAGATGGTGCTCAGGTCGCCAGACTGAAGAGGAATCGCGTTGCACGCCGTGATAGCGCCGCACGTTTCCACGTTGGTTCCGGCCGCCGGAAGGCAGCGGGAAAATATGTTTGCAGATGTTCCAGCCATATTAGTGTTTTACCTTTCGCGCTCTTTTTACCGAGCAGTAAACCACCTGTATATGGATGCAGACTCTTTGAGAGCGCTGAACCCAAGTGCGAAAAAGCCAGCAGATGTAAAACACCCGCTGGCCCGCACTAAACTGATCGATGAGTTGCCGTTTTACAACCCGATGTCTCTCCAGAAACCAGCAGGAATGCCGTTGATTGACTGCTCGGACTCCTGTTTTACAGGGGTTGCAGACTGAGTGGAGCGCACCGACGGAGCGGTGGGCGCTGCGGCTGGCTTAGGGGAAGGCTTTTGCGAGGTATTTCCTTCCGATCGAACGTAACCCCGCTGTTTTGCGTAGGTTTCGAGGCGATTTTCGAGGCTTTCCTTGATCTTTCCGGCCTCATACTGAGCCGCCTTGATGATCAGCTGAGGCACCAAAGACTCGTCCTGTACGGTGTAATACCGAGCCCTCTGGGAAGCAGGCATGTTGCGGTAATCCTTCAACGACGAGAACCGACGGCCGTCTTCGGTGACTGGTCGTTCGTCACTGGGCACAGAAGACAGCACGCTGTCGACATGGAGCGCTGCCGAGGCCAGAGCCTTCACCTCCTGAGAGTCCGATGAGTAGGCCGACTGGTTGTTCAGAACCCTCACGGCGAGGTCCAGTGCAGGCGTACTCCACCGCTCCACAGCCATCACAGCCTCGGTGGCGATGGGATCTGCCTTCACAGCCTCAACCGCCTTGGAAGGATCGGTATTGGCGACCTCAACGAGATCGGGCCGCACCGCTTCAAGAAGGCTCATTGAGGCCATCCGATCAACCTGCTGGCGGATTGGTGCCAACTCGGCCTCTCGACGGCTCCTGCGCACTTCCTCGATGTCCTGACCGTACTTCTTGGCGAAGCGATCTTCAGCCTCACGGATTGCGGCTTCCTTGATCAGGCTGCGGTCCGCCTCCTTGATGTGGTCCTCGTCCACCTCGACCGCATTGGTGTCGACGAACTCGGCGTGCTCTTCGTCAGCCCAGTCGAACTCTTGGCCAGGGTTCTTCCGTCGCCAGTTCCGCTCGTACTCGACCTCCTTCTGGGTGGAGTCCAAGAACTCCTTCACCAGATCGCGGCCATTGTAGTCCTTGGCGTGCAGGCGCTGCACCTCACGAAGCCGTTCAACGTCCTCTTTGAGGGCCTCCGGAACATCGAGCTCCTCCTTCTGCGGTTCGGCCTGCTGAAGGGATCGGATGCGCTCCTCACGAGCCTCCTCAAGACGTCGCATGGTCTCAGCGGCAGCTTCAGCCGCAGCCTTGCTGGCCATCTCCGCCACCTTCTCTGCGGTCATGGTCTTGCGCTTGGGCTTGGGAGCCTCTTCCTCTGCGGGTTCAGGCTCCGGCTCTTCCTTGGCCTGCTCTTCGATGTTGGCCTTGAGCTTGGCTGGAGCCTTGCGCTTAGGCTTCTCCTCCCTTGGAGCCTCTTCCTTGGCGGGCTCATCTTTGGGAGCCTCTTCCTTGGCCGCTTCGGAGTTGGACTTGGATTCAGCGAGCAGCTGATCGAGAACGATCATGCTGGCCTCGCGAGCCGTGGCCTCCATCTCGGCGTCGGTGCTCTGATTCTGTGGCTCCGCCTGATCCTGGGATGGCGGGGCCTGATCAACCTGCTGGTCAGTGTTTTTAGTCATTTGTCTGTGATATGCACTTCTGCGCTTCTGAACGTCCATTCCGCAGATGCGATCTCGGACAACACGTTCAGGAAGGTCTGATAGCGGGAGGCGCGTGAGATCGCCTTCTCCGATGCGGCATCGAGTCCAGCCTGAGCGCGCAGGGCGTCAGGATTTCGGGTGATGACGTTTGCGAAATCGCCCTGAAGGACGGCCACCTCAGCCAAGAGGCATTGGCGCACCAGCAGGCATTCCGGCGACAGGAGCCATCTCTGCAGCTGGAGCTGCTGGTCCTGTGGCAATGGGCGGGACTGGACTTCCAACATACGGTTGTTGCTGCGCTGCCTGTATCAGCTGGAACAGCTTCACAACCGCCTGACTCTGCTCGTCCTGACGAGCCGACAACTGGGCAATGGCCTGCGCCGTTTGCTGGGTAGTTGCCTGCATCGGTTCGACGATGTTCTGTCGGAGTCCTTGGGCCAGCTCTGTGAGCTTGCCGTCGACGATCTGGGAAGCCATCTGCGCCAGCTGCTGCTGGACGCCCTGAAGCATGGCTGCCTGCTGTTGCTGAGCCTCCTCGGGAGAAGGAGCCTGCTGCTGCTGCGCCTGAACGCGTAGGCGGAAATCCTTGGGTGCGCCGCTGTAGACGAGGATCTGGTTGAACAGGCCGATGAGCTGTTCGAGGCCAGCCGCCTGAGCGAGCACTGGGTTGGAGAAGATCGACTGGAAGGTCTGGATCATCGTGGCGGCCAGCTTGGCGTCCACAACGCGATCGGCACCTTCTCGATCCGATGAGAATGCGTCGATGTCCAGCATCGCCTTGCTGCCCTTGACGCCAACCTTTGCGTCCGAGGCTTCGACCTCGTCCACCTTGAATCCCATCTTGGTGAGCGCAGCCTTCTTCACCTCATCCATGTCAGCCACCTCGGCGATGATCTCGTCATCGGAGTAGGACATCATGGCATCGTAGAGGAGCTTCTTGCGAGCCCTGACGGCGGAGTCGATGAAGGAGCCTGTTAGCTGGAGCCGGTTACTGGTGTTCGCGGCGATGATTTGTACTTCTTGCGCAGTCTGTTCGTGAGTCGCCGGAACGCCAACCTCCTGTGCGGAGTAGCCCAGAACTCGCTCCATCATCGACAGAAGCTGATTCACAGCCCCAGCCACCTCGAGGGAGTTGCCTTGTGGCAGCTGGACAGGCGTGAACGCATCGCGCTCAGACTGCTGCTGCCAGCTCAGCTCCTTCTTGGAGTAGGGGATGAAAGTGACACCTCGGTACTTCTTCTCTCCGAGGTTATTGATGATCTCGACGTACTTCTGATCCACCACGTCGGCGTTCCAGAACACGATACGCTCGAGGTTCTGCTTCACCGTCAGGATGTAATGGGTGAGCAGGTTGGAGAGATGGTCTTGGAATGGCAGCAGCTCCAGCGACAGGGAGGTCGGACGGGCCGTTCCGAGGTCGGCATCGTACATGTAGGCCACCAGCGGGTTGTAGCCCAGTACGGCAGCATGGCTGACAGTATGGCTGCCTGTATGGACGAAGCGCATCCAGACAGGCTCGTCGTAGTCGAATAGGTTCCACTCGGATGGAACCAGCTTCTGGAAGTAGCTGACAACGGTCACACCCTCATCGAGGTGGTGCATGTTGTAGCGATAGGCCTCATTGGTCCGCTCGGTGTCGCCGACCCCAGTGCCTGAGCCGGAGTGGCTGTTGACCGTCGGGAAGCGCAACATGCATGGGTTGAGCTCTCGGTAGTAGTTGTACTTCGAGAGAACCCAGGAGCCGTACTTGAACTGGATGTTCTCGGTGTTCCAGAAGTCCTTGTTGTTCTTGACGTCTTTGTAGTGGAGGACGTTCCAGAAACCAGCGTACTCGACGCCAGTGTCGGTGTTGGCCGTGCTGAGGCGGTAGTTGAGGTCGTAGAAGGTCCGTGAAGGGTGCGGGATCTCGAACCGGACACCCTCCTTGACCACCTTCTTCTGCTCCTTGCCATCCTTCAAGAACAGCTGCTTCTCGCGGTAGAAGTCCTCGGATGGGAAGTTGATGCAGGTGCCGTACTTGAGCATCTGCAAGATGGACTGCCGCTCGTCTTCGCGGTAGCCCATGTCCTGAACCATGCGCTGGATGCGGCTGGTGATGATCTCGCAGCGAACCCGATTCTCCAGCGTCTGAGAAACCGGCTCGTACTTGTAGAGCGGATAGATGTCCCGATCGTTGAACAGCTTGGCCCAACGCATCTTGGTGTACGCCTGAACCAGCGGAACGAAGATGTTGAAGAAGGTTGGCATGTCCAACTTCATCAACTTCTTGCCGGTCTTGTCACAGACGGCCTGTCCGCTCTTGTCGCAGAGCGGGGACATCATGTTGCTCAGCCGAGAGGTGATCCCCCAGCTGGTCATGGCCTCCATCACCTTCTCACCGCTGACGCCGTTGGCCAGCAGTCCCTCGACGAGGGTGTAGGTAATCTGCCTCTGCGACACGTCGTACGCCTGATCAATGGCGTAGATGGTGCGGGCATCGTTCAGGTTTCTCTGGATGCCCTCGTCAATGCGCGTGGCGTTTAGGTCGACAAGCTCCTTGATCTTGTCGTCCATCACGTCGGCAGTGAACTTCGCCTTGAGCTTCTCAGGCGTAGCACCGCGCTTTGCGAGCAGTTCCAGATCGACCATGGTGTGAACGAGTTACTTGGACTTCCCCTTGGGTCCGCCCATCATAATCAGGATCCCAAGACCCTTGCCATGCTTCTTACGCATGGGGGCCTCTTCCTCCTGATCGTACTCGTCCATCTCTTCACCATCATCCTCGGACTCCATCTCGCTGGGCATGCCGTCCTCTTCGATGGATTCGACCGCCGCAACGATCTGAGAATCGTCCTTTGATGTCACCTTGAGGGTGGCACGAACTTCGATCATGTCACCCACCTCGAGGGAGTCCATGGACTCATCAAGGCCATCACGCTGCAGTTTGATTTCGTTCATTTGGTGCAACTTTGAATGGAGTCATCCCCGCCTTTTACACCATTGTCCACGCAAAGTCGTAGCTCCTGCATGCAAGACTCCAGCGGGCGGTGGTTGCCAAATCTGTTCCCAAAGGGGTTCGAGGTCTTCAACAACTACAGCCGATACTTGATGGTCGACGGTCCACGTAAGGCGGGCAAATCGCTTGCCATTGCCAATCGTGCCGCCAGACACCTGTTCGAGAACAACAACGCCATCGTGGGGATCATCACCAAGACCCTCAAGAATGGTAAGGTTGGCGTATGGAGTGACGTCACCAGAACGGTCCTGCCCGAATGGATCGAGGCTGGCTTTGGGATGAAGTGGGTGAAGGAGCCCACCATGGACGTCGCCACCAAGATGTCCTTTGCTCGGGTCAGGAACGCCTTTGGAGGAACATCGGAGATCCAACTGCACTCGCTTGAGAACGTCGGTGAGGCGGAGCAGAAGTTCAAGGGAACGCGGTTCTCGATGGTCTGGATCTCGGAGGCGGACCAGTTCGAGGAGCGGATCGTGTTCGACTCACTTTCAGACCAGTTGCGCGTGGTTGGAATCCCGTACGAGAACCATCAGCTGATCGTCGACCTAAACCCTCCAGAGCTTGGCGTGAACCATTGGCTGGCTGGCGTGTGGTTCCCGAAGATGGCTGATGGGGAGAACAGGGACGACTCCTACGGACGCATCCAGTTCACGATCGACGACAACATCTTCCTCGACCCACGCGAGAAGAAGGACCTCATCTCCAAGTACAGCTACGACAAGCAGCTGTTTGCCCGTTATGTCAGGGGCGAATGGGTTGCAGATGTATCAGACACATATTTCTCAGATGTCTTCGTGGAATCCACCCATGTGGTCGGCAATGCGACCTCCGCCACCGAGGACGAATGGGATGTGATTGTTCCGAACAGGAACTGCATCGAGCTGTACACAGGATGGGACCTTGGTGACGTCAACCACGCCTGCTGTATTGCCTGCAAGCGCGAGGACGAGAACGGCAACAGCGTCTTCGACATCTTGGACGAGGTAGTCGTCATCGACCGGAAGCTCAGCATCGCCGACTTCACCTATGCCGTCATCGAGCGGATGGAGAAGTGGGAGGAGTTCATCAAGCGCGAGTACGGACACGAGCGGATCATGTGGCGGCACTGGTCCGACAACAGCGCGTGGCGCTACAGGGCGGCGTCCGATGTCTACGACGAGCTGGTGGTCAGACAGGTGAGCCAAGGCAAGATCGTCCTCAACGCGGTCACAAAGGGCTCAGGATCGGTGAAACAGCGCATCAGTCTGATGAAGAAGCTGCTCTTCGGTCGGCGGATCTACTTCTCCGCACAGCTGTCAAACACCATCAAGATGGTCAAGGAGCTGAAGCCAGGACCGAACAAGGCCGAGCCGATTCGCGATGGTGACAAGAACAAGCACATCTTCGATGCGGTCACCTACATGCTCATCTCGGAGACCCCGATGGACATCGAGCGCAGGTTTGCGCCAACGGTGAAGCCGACCGTGGTGTTCACGCAGTGACGATGAAGCTGACATACTGCGACGACAAAGACGTCGAGCTTTGGGTGTTGTCTGGAACGGGGTGGGCGATGCCGATGCGGTTGCGCCACTGCGTGATGGACGGGAAGGCGATGGCCCACGTGATTCCAGCGGTTCCGCTGGGCTACGCGCAGTACGGAGTCGTGGAGCCAAAGCTGAAATTCCACGGCGCGATCCAGCTCAGGAGCGGGTGGGTGCTAGAGCTCGAACAGTTCACCTCAATCTGCACCAAGGCCGCTGGGGTAACTCCGGAGTTCTACTACAAGTGGAATGGCGAGTTCACGGACAAGCCGAGTACTCCAGAGGAGGATACGATCGATTGGGCCAAGAAGAAGAAGCTCGATGTTCAGAACGAGTTCATAGACCTCGTTGCGGAACGATCCGGCCTAGACAGATCAACCCTCACGATGTGCTGGATGGCGATCACCCAGTGCATGGCAGACTGGCTCCTGTCCGGACGGATGATCGACTTTGGGGTCTTCAAGCTTCAGGCATTCCCGTATCGCAAGAACTGGAAGGAGGTCCTGTTGGCGAGGTACCCGCAGCTCAAGAAGCTGTGCTTTGTGAAGGATCGGAAGCGCATCATGTCGCTGGCCTTCACAGCTGCCTCTCGGATGATACGAAGCTCTGAACTCACCGAGTACAGAACACGCATGAACAGGGCGCTCTTTGGGTGGAGCGTTGAGGTGATCCACGATTCCAGCTGGGAAAACGCCGTGATCGATGCAGAACATGAGTGTGCCGCATCGCTTGGTCCATTGGCCTACCTGAAGCGCTGGGCAACCAAGATCAGCCAACTTGAAGAACAGATCTACGAAGTCATCCGTGAGTACGCTGCGAAAGAGAATACATCGTGCTGTCGCCTATACTGGCGTCGCAACCAAGGCGGCGCTCGCTTTGTTCAGGGCGCTCCAACCCTCATCAGCTATCGAGCGTCTCTGGACAGCGATGAGGCTGGCTACCAGAGCGTTGATGATTTCCTCGGAGTCGAAGACACCAGCGCGTATCTGGAGGCAGCGGCTGCGCGTATGCTGGCGATGTCCAATGCGGAGCCCAATGTGGACCTGCGGCTATCTGGGGGAGACGATGGTGGGTCCGGATGGGAAGCCTCAGACAGTGGGATGCTGGTGCTACCTGCCTCTGGCGGCCAAGCTTCCGGAGAAGATGTGCTGGCTGGACGCGATGGGAATCAGGGAGGGTAATTGGCCATGAACGCACCTATTCCTATCGAACAAAACATCCACACTTCTTCGGAAGTGCCTATGACTCGTAACAAGCCAACCATCTCTCTGGCGGCTGCCGAGAAGGCTGCCAAGGAGGCTGGATTCGGCATAATTGACGCGAAGCAGCTCAAGCAAGCTGGTGTCTTCGGCGAATTCGTGGCGCAGGTCGGTGCCATTCAGATCGGCCGATCGCGCCTCGCCATGAACATCGCTCGGGCCGACAGGGCAATGGACTTCTGCGAGAGGGCTGCCGAGTCCTCCACCGATCCAGAGGTGATGATGGGCCTGATGAAGATCAACGCCGACCTCATCGGGAAGAGCAACAACGCCGCAGAGCTTCTCATCAAGAGCGCCCAGACCGCAGCTGAGACTGCCAAGACCGAGGCCATGGTGCTTCCTGGCTTCGCCCCAAGGGCTGCGGTTGGACTCACTCAGGTGAATGTCAACGTCAACGGGCCTGTCAGTGAGGCCGAAATCAAGGAGGTATCAAATGATCAAGGGAGTTAAACGCCTGCCTAGCGGCGGGCTCATGTACCGAGGGGAGAAGTTCCCTGGCTTCAACAAACCCAAGCAGGCCCCTGCTGGCTCCAAGGCCAAGATGCGGGTGCTAGCCAAGAAGGGCGACAAGGTGAAGGTCGTGAACTTTGGACTGCGCGGCTACAGCGACTTCACCAAGCACAAGAACCCCAAACGCAGGGCCAACTACCTTGCTCGGAGCGGTGGAATCCGGAACAAGCAGGGGCAGCTGACCAAGAATGACAAGTTCTCAGCGAACTTTTGGGCCAGAACTAGACTGTGGTAATCACTGTCACTACAGTAGGTTGCGCAGCTGAGTAACTTTCCTCTGTACACTGAGCAATCCACTCCTAATCTGTCGGTCGTTCGGCGTGGATTGTGTGATCAACGCTGGGACGCCATAATGCTCCAGAGGAGTCCGCCTAGGCAACGGCCCTCACTGCTCCGCCAGAGCAGCACACAAGGAGCGCCCCCTTTCAAGGATGGCCCCAGTTCTCCAGCAGGACTGGGGCTTTCCATTTCCCCCAACAAGGCGCACAGCAGAACTGGCTGCCGTTCATGCACAGGGTCTAACGAACTGGGACGGTGCGGCAGAAAGCGGTCAGGCGAGTGTGCTAGGACCGACAGGGTGGTGGCGAGAGACTAGAGCCCTGCAGCACAGGTGAGCGTCCCCTGCTCAGACAGTCTGGTCCTGTTGAACGTCGGAAGGTTGACTCCGACCAACCCCTACGTGGCTCCCTTCATCCGACAAGGAAACGGTCGGTGCCAAGAGAACGAGGTGAATACGCCAGCCATCTCCTAGGAGGTGGCTTGCCCTTCGTTCTCCGCTTACCCTCTAGGAAACGGGTTAGGTACCACAAGGAGATGAGGAACAGTGGGGATATACAAGGGGATCCCAGACGACTCCTAATGGAATGGGGATGGACTCTGGGTTCATGGTTCCCTCATGGCGATCACCGCTAGGAAAACCAAGCCCGAGCTTTGGAGTCGGATTGTTCGTGAGGTCACCGCTTCCTCGAAGGGCGGTCGTGCTGGGCAGTGGAGCGCTCGCAAGGCTCAGCTGGCGGTGGCTCGGTACAAGAAGGCTGGCGGTGGTTACAGCGGTGCCAAGAGCCCATCCAACAGTCTGGCCAAGTGGACCCGTGAGGACTGGGGCACCAAGAGCGGCAAGAACTCGGTGGTTGGCAAGGGTGCTACTGGAGAGCGGTATCTGCCCAGAAAGGCCAGAGAGGCCTTGTCCTCCTCGGAATACGCCGCAACCAGTGCGGTGAAAAGGGAGGGTATTCGACGCGGCACCCAGTTCGTGTCCCAGCCCAAGCGCATCGCTCAGAAGACCTCTCGGTATCGGTGAGGGCCTGCGACTCCTCATCGACATGTTGGAAACCTCGGTCTAAAGGACGCTCATGGCTGCTACGGTTACTCTTTACAACAACGCCCTGAAGGAAATGGCTCAGGGAACCATTCGCTTTGATGGCAACACCGCGATGAAGCTGTTGCTGGTGGCTCCTGGCTCTGGCTACACCTTCAGCAAGGCGCATACGATCAAGACCGACTTCACGGCCACTGGAACCGAGGCCTCTGGGTCTGGCTACACGCCTGGCGGAAACGTGGTCACATTCGTCGCTGGCAGCGTAACCATCGACAGCGCCACCAACGCCATCAACATCGCGATCCCTGCGACAAGCTGGTCCAATTCGACCGTTTCTGCCAAGGCGGCGATCCTTCTGACGAACACTGGCAATGCCGCGACGGACAAGCTGGTGGCCTACGCGAACTTCGACGCCACGGTATCGTCCAGCAACTCCACCTTCACGGTGACGTTCTCGACTCCGATCAAGCTGCAGAACTGATCCAACCGCATGCCGCTGGAACTGGTCAATGTAGGGCTGGCCCCGAATGACGGCACTGGTGATCCGCTGAGAACAGCGTTCATCAAGGTCAACGGGAACTTCAGCGAGATCTACAACGCCATCAATCCCACAAGCAGTGGGAATGTCCTGATCGCTGGCAACCTCGAGGTCGACGGGTTTGTCACGTTCAACCTGCTGAATGCGGGGCAGGTGATCTTCACGGACGCGAACAAGAACCTGCACACCAAGACGCCTGTAGATGCCCGTACGGCGCTTCAGACCACCACCTACACGCACACGCAGGGTGTTGCCGCAAATCCTTGGGTGATCAATCACAACCTCAATGCGTTTCCGACCGTCTGGGTGATCGATCCTCTGGGTCGTGCCGGATGGACCGAGGTTGAGTATGTCGATGCCAATACTGTCCGAGCGCACTTCCCAGGAGCCCAGACCGGAACCGCCTATTTGAACTTCTAAAGAGACCCCACCATGCCAGTCCCATTTCTCAACAGCGTCAACCTCAACAAGAACGAGGTTCAGAACTTCAAGGTCTTCAACATCGGGAATGATCCGACCCCGACGCTGACCGCCAACGATGGAGGATACTTCTGGTTCGATAGCACCACTACGCCAACGCCTGTTCTTCGCCTGAAGTATTGGACCGGCACCGAAGCTCGCACGTTGCTCGACAGTGCCTCGACCACCATCGTCGCTGCGGATCTTTCCGGTGGCGCTGCTGGAAGTCTTCCGTATCAGCAAGGAGCTAATGACACGACCTTCCTCGGCATCGGCACCGCTGGTCAGGTTCTGAAGGTCAATTCGGGAGCCACAGCTCCTGAGTGGACAGCTCAGTCTAACCTTTCTGTTGGCACTGCTACGTTCTTGGCTGGCGGAACTGCTGGCGACATCCCGGTGCAGTCTGCGGCTGGTACCACTGGCTTCCTAAACATCGGTGCCAATGGCCGTATCCTTACTTCCAACGGAAGCACCCCTGTCTGGTCCGCCACGATCCCTTCCAGCTCCGTCTCTGGTCTTGCTGCGTCTGCTACGACCGACACGACCAATGCCAGCAACATCTCCAGCGGCACCTTGAGTCTTGGTCGGCTGAGCCTTTCAGATGGCCAGTTCTATGTTGGTGATGCTTCCAACAACCCTGCTGCGACGGCTAAGACTTCGATTCCTCTGAGCGGATTCGGTGCGGCCACTGCGGATGTGTCGATGGGCACCTACAAGATCACGAATCTCGGGACTCCGATCTCGACTGATCCTGATTCAACGGCTGCCACCAAAGGTTACGTTGATTCGGTAGCTCAGGGTCTGGACGTCAAGGCGAGCTGCGTAGTGGCGTCCACGACTAACATTACGCTGGCGTCTCCGGGATCAATCACCATCGACGGTGTTAGCTCGGCGACATTCACCAGCGGTGTCACTCGAATCCTCGTCAAGGACCAGAGCGCACAGGCTGAGAACGGCATCTACATCTGGAACGGAACCGGATCCGCGATGACTCGTTCGCTGGATGCCAACACTTGGGATGAGCTGGTTGGCGCGTTCACGTTCGTCGAGACCGGCACTGCCAATGCCGACTCTGGATGGGTCTGTAACGTCAATGCTGGCGGCACTCTTGGAACGACTGCGGTCACTTGGACCAAGTTCTC